TTTTGCCTTCTTGAATTTCCACCCATCCGCTAAGATTATTTTTTCTATTTCCCGGAATCTCATACTGTAACCTCCTTTTTATCCTATATGGAGTTGAGATTTTAAAGCGTCTTGTAATACTTGAGAAAAATTAATGTTGTGCTCTAATGCGGCTGCGTTAAGCCATGCGGGCAATGTTACAGTACGATTGACGGAACGATTAATATTTGCTTGACGGACAGAAGGCATATATACATCAACCAATACCACTCTTTCATTAGATTGTGTTTTTACATTTGCCAAAGGAGTAGGGAGAGGGATTTCTTCCCCATCTTCTTCCAGTCCATAAAGAACACATCCAAGAAGCTCTCGGGCTGACAATAACGCATCATCATCATTTATACCACTGGTGGCACATTTCAAGTCAGGAAAATCTATAGCAATTTCCTGATCGGGTTCATAAGTAAAAATAGCAGGATAGAAATAACGTTCTATTTTTTTCACAAAATTGTCCTCCTTATTGGGTTGTGCAGGAAGGGAGCCAGGGCTATTTGAATGTTAGCCCTGACTGTTCTTCAATGCGTTTTAGCGTTTTTACCGGGATATCTTTGTCAGGATGTTTTACAGTGGTTCGTCCCTTTTTGATTGGGTGTTTGTATTGGTGATGACTTCCAGTGACATTTACCTCATACCATCCATCCGCTTTCAGCATTTTAATAACTTCCCTGGATGAATAACTTTTCATCTATGCTCCCTCCTGTTATTATCACTATAACACATATAATTATATTTGTCAATAAAATAAACACATATTTTTATATGTGTTTATAAAATGGATATACTGTATGTTTTTTTGTTTAAAAGGATATTGAGCATCAAAATCTGTTTTCATACAAAAGAAAGGAGTTACAAATGAACTATAAAGAAAAAATTATTGAATTGGTGAAGAAAATTGAGAATTCGTGGATTCTTGAACAGATTTTACAATTCATTATAAATATGACGAAAGAGGACTAAATCAGCCCTCTTTCAGAAGTTTGCTTGCAATTTTTTCTAGTATTTCCCAGTCTTTTTCGTCAAGCTTTTTCAGGGCTTCCACAAACCGTCTCTTAAACGCATCATCTGGCAATTCCATTACTTCATTTGCAAAAGCACCTATTTCTTGATTTTTGGTGAGATGTTGGCGCATTTCTCCTTTGCCATTTCTCAACCAATCTTCGTTAATCCCAAAGACAGAACATATCAGTTTTATCCTATCTTCTTTTATCTCAACCCTACCACGCTCCAAATTATTAACTACATCACCGCTAACTCCTAGCTTTTCTCCAAATTCAACACGAGACATTCCGAGATATTTTCTTATCTGTTTTATGCGTTCATTCATCAGGCAACCTCCCTTTGGAAACTATTATAGCATTTATATATTGGTTTAACAACCAAAAAATACAAAGTTAGTGGTTGATAAACCAAAAACAATGTGATACAATTGGTTTATAAACCAAAAAGGAGCAAAATAAAGAAAAAGAAAAAAGTAGTTAAAATACTTTAGAAAATTTTAAAGAGTAACCAAGAGAAGTATTATTCGAAATTTACTGGATGCTGAAGGGCTGGGAGCGGAACGAAAAGTTGGGAGAAAAACCAGATGGGTACAGATGAACCCCCGCCCTACAATCGTCGGTTTACAGACAAATTACTTAAAAGAGAAATACGATTAAATTGAACTAATAATGGCGTAAATAGCGTTTTTGTTCCGTTAAAATTGAGATACAGACATTCTCATGCAATTAAGAAAAATAATATGACAGAGCAGAATTAGAGATTGGCACGATTAAGTTAAGAGTGATTCGAAATGCTTTGAGCCAAGGCTATAAGCGAGATGATTAGAGCAAGAAAATCAATCCACTTTTCAGAAATGTACGAAAAGAAACACCGAATACAGTAAGTACGGTAATAGAGCAAAGTATTTGTTGCTTTAAATGCTGTTGTAGTTTTTTTACTAAACTCAATTAACCCTTTGCCGGATAGCGAGTTAAGCGCAGATACGTATTCCTGCTCAGAAATTTTATTTTTGTAATTGGTTTGAATATCCTTCCATATATCATTCCAGTCATAGTAATAATTTGATAGCCGTGGCTCTGAATTTCGGATAGATTTTAAAGTTATTTTTTCGTTTTTATATAGCATAATTTTGCCTCCTTGGTTTTTAGGAAAATTATAACACAGAAAGGAAGTGGAATCTATGTCTGAAAAGGAAAAGGATATCATTAGAAAAATTGCACAAACCATACCTAAATTAAGTAAGGATGAACAGAGTTACATTCTTGGCGTTGCAGAAGGCATGGTGATTAAGAAAGAGGAAAATGCGGCAAGAGATTCTGTCTAATCAACAGAAGAGGAAGCAGTTTCTAAATCAGGTAGTAAAGCCGTAGAGGATTGCCATGAACGAAAAACCAATTTTAGAGCAGCAACGGCAGGAAGGAGACAGAGATATGACGCAAAAGGATGTGTTGAGATACCTATATCTGGTAGATAGGCGATTAACCATTTTGACATCTGGAGTCCACTGGAAGCCAGAATACGAGACGGAATTGAAGGACATTGACAAGGAGCTTTCCGAATTGAGGTTTTTGGCGGATGAGGAGCGCAAAAAGAAGTGAGGGAGATTTTGAAATATATTTCACATTACAAGAAAATTATTTTTACTAATTAATTAGTTTAATCGACAGGAGGTTATACGTGACATACCCAAAAAAAATAATGAAAACGGGAGAATTAATAAAGTTGGGATTTACAAAAGATTATCTATTATCCATGTCCCACATAGAAGGGCAACAATATTGCACAACTCTTCCTGGAGGGAAATGCTTCTACTGGGACACAGAAGAATTTGAAAAAGAACGATTAAAACATCTTGTCAAATAAAAGGAGAATCCAAAGATGAAAAAGCCAGAAATTAAAGTAAGACTAGAACTCACAGAAGGATATCGGCAAAGATTTACTGCGGCATGTTTGAAACGCTTAAAAGAACGAGAAGAACGGGAAAGGCTAGAGAATTATAAGAAGAAAGTGGGGAAGGAATGAATTTAGTAAAAAGTAATAAAAAATATGAACTTACATCCGAAACGAAAAAGGTATGTGGTTACACATTATACAGGATTAAAGCTGTAAAAGATTTTAAAAAAATAAAAGCTGGAACCTTAGGAGGATGGATCGAAAAAGAAGAAAACTTATCACATGACGGTTTATGCTGGGTTACTAATAACGCCTATGTTACTGATAACGCCCGTGTTACTGATAACGCCTATGTTACTGATAACGCCTATGTTACTGATAACGCCCGTGTTACTGATAACGCCTATGTCACTGATAACGCCCGTGTTACTGATAACGCCTATGTTACTGATAACGCCCGTGTTGCTGGTAACGCCTGTGTTACTGATAACGCCTGGGTTGCTGGTAACGCCTGGGTTACTGGTAACGCCCGTGTTACTGGTAACGCCTGGGTTGCTGGTAACGCCTGGGTTGCTGGTAACGCCTGGGTTGCTGGTAACGCCCGTGTTACTGATAACGCCCGTGTTGCTGGTAACGCCTGTGTTACTGATAACGCCCGTGTTACTGGTAACGCCTGGGTTGCTGATAACGCCCTTATCAAGAAGACAGAGGATGTATTAGTCGTAGGGCCTCTGGGTAGTCGCAATAGTTACACTACATTTTATAAAGGGTGTGATAATCAAATTTATGTCCATTGCGGATGTTTTTTAGATACAATAGACAAATTTACCGATAAGGTGATATCTACCCACGGAGAGCATAAACACAGATATGCTTATGAGGCCGCTATAAATCTAACCAAATTACAAATAGGAAGGAAAACACAATGAATAAAGTAAGTGTACCTGTAAATACATACGGAAAAGGAAAAGGAACCGCAGAAAAGATAGCTGCCTATGCAGAGCTGGACAAAACTGGAGAAGTTTTTTATAAGATTGAAGCCCAGGATGCAAATAACAAAATAGCAGCCATTGCCATACTATACGACATAGATCAAGCGTCCAAGGAAACATTACATCAAATCACAAATCTCTTCTACTTGCAAACCGAAGCTTTAAAGAAAGGGTAAAAAGACATGGTTATAAAAAGAGGATTTTACATAAACAACCCAAAACAAAGGACATGCCCAAAATGTGGACAACGAATAGAGAAATTTAAACTAAAAGACAACCAAAAATATACGTGCGAAGCGTGTGAACAAGTCTGGTTAATAGATATTTATGAAGATCGGTGCTATCTAACCATGGCTGAAAGACCAGAAATAAGACATCGTCACGTAGAGTATATAAGAAAAATCGGATTAAAAGAGCTGATAAAAGCAAGAACAGAGGCAAAGAAATGGAAAGAGATAGCACAAAAGCTAGCTGAAGAAAAGAAGCAGCCAAAAAGACAAAAAGAAGGGATGCCAATATAGCAGCTTGGCACCCCGAAAAAAATATAACATTACCCTGTCATTACGATACCACAGATAGGGCAAAACGTCAAGAAAAAATAGGGGTTAAAACCCCTTGTAGAGCTTGGTAAAAATATTAACATTTGGACGGAGGACGAATATGCCCTATATAAAATCTACCTGGAAGGCAGGGAGAACCATAGAGTATTCCTTTTATTTTACTCCCAAATACAAAAAGAAAGAATTAGGAAGAGCAATAAGAAAAAAACCAACATCAGAGGAACAAAAAAAGGTCAATCAGAGGATGAAGGAAAGAACATTGACAATGCTTATGAATGAGAACTTTTCTTCGAAAGATTATTATTTAACCTTAGACTTTATAAAAGACAAACGTCCAAAAACAAAAAAAGAATTTATGGAGATCATGAGGAGATTTTTTAAAAAAGCAAGAGACATCTATAAAAAAGCAAAAAAAGTTTTGAAGTATATATGGGTATTTGAAGTAGGAAGAAAAGGAGCAGCCCATATTCATATGTTAATAAATGATATAGATATAAAACTAATCCGTAAATCGTGGGACAAAGGAGGAATGACAATCAAACCCTTATGGAATGATGGAAATTACCGAAGACTTGCAGAGTATTTTTTAAAGTACACAGAAAAAACAATGAATACTTGGGGAGAAAAGAAAGGAAAGAGCTGGAATCCTAGCCAAAATTTACGCAGAACACGCCCGAAAAAGAAACCAATTTTAAGAATCAATACCTTTGAAAAAGAAATCAAAATCCCCAAAGGATGGCATTTGGATGAAGGAAGCGTACAAAGAGGCATACATAACGAAGAATATTATGGATACACCTTTTTGCGCTATATCTTAGTAAAAACATAGAAAGGAATAAAGACATGGAGCGGCCGCAAGTCAATATTTATATAGAGACCAGCAAAAAAGGCCCAAGCAGGGGAAAGGGGACCTATGGAGTAATCATTGAATATGAGACAACAAAAGGCCCAGCAACCCTTACAATATTTAAACAATTAGAAAACACCACAGAAAACCAGGCAGAGCTAGAAGCGGCTGTGGATGCCCTAAAGCATCTGACAAAGCCTTGCTACGTAACGATCTATACGGGATGTACATATTTTATTCATGCTATGTTAGGATGGCTTCTACAATGGGCAAAAAATGATTGGGTAAATGCCAAAGGAAAAACATTAGCCAACGTAGAACTATGGAAGAAGATTTATGACGAACAAGGCCGTCATATCATCACCATAGGAGAGCAGATAAGAAACGAGTATCAGCCATGGCTAAGAGCAGAAATTGAAAGGAGGAGAAGGAAATAAAAAGTTTATTTCATCAAGAGGAAGGAGAATGCTTTTTATGCAATTTGGAAGGCAGTACAATTTTTCATCTTTACTTAGAGGAGCATCATATTTTTGGAGGGATAAAAAATAGAAAAAAATCAGAAAACTACGGCCTAAAAGTAAAGCTATGCATGATGCATCACAGAACAGGCAAAAATGCAGCGCATAAAAGCCAAAAAACGGCGAAAATACTCCATGCGGCGGGTCAAAAGAAGTTTGAAGAAACCCACACAAGGGAGGAATTTGTAAAAGAGTTTGGAAAAAATTATTTATAACCAGAAAGGAGCATTATGGAAAAGGAAATCAAGGAAAGAATTGAAGAGTTTGAAGAAAATACAAAGGGTTCCATACCTGAACATGTAGTAAACTACCTAATAGACATGGGGTATTTTACATGCCCAGCCTCTTCTGGTCATCACGGAGCATACCCAGGAGGCCTTTATGCACATAGCCACAATGTACATAAATATTTAGATATGTACACAGAAAAATTAGGATTAAAGTGGGAAAGGAAAGAAAGCCCTGCTATTATTGGACGCTTGCACGACATATGCAAATTAGATGAATACAAAAACGGAGAAAAAATAGAAAGTCCCCTGAGGGGGCATGGAGATAAATCTGTTATCATCCTTTTATCCATGATGAATCTAACAGCAGAAGAAATCATGTGTATCCGTTATCACATGGGACCATACGAAGGAAAAGAAATATGGAACAGTTACAACCAGGCAGTTGGATATCATCCGAATATCCTGTATACACATTTATCAGATATGATGACATCCCAAATATATCAAATATAAAAAGGAGACTAAGAATGGTAGTGGAAACTATAGATTTAAAAGAATTTGCTCAAGGAGAAATACAAAAAAAGTTTCATAAGGCTTTAGAAGAAACAGTAAGAAATATTTTAGATCCAAGTGCTGAATGGAAGACAAAAAGAACAATACAAATAGAATTAACGTTTACCCCAGATGAGAGTAGAAAAAATAGCATAGTAGATATCAAAGTAAAAAAGAAGCTTGCTCCTATATTGCCATCAAAAACCATGATACACACAGAACAAGATTTGGCAACGGGAAAAATATATATGGAGGAATGCAAAGATCAGTGCAAAGGACAAATGAAAATAGAAGATTATGGGCCAGAACAGGAAATAGATGGAACAGTTGTAGATACAGATACAGGAGAAATTATTTAATATAAGAATGAAAATGCAGACGAGAATAAGTTATAAAAGAAAATAGGATTTTGAGAACTCCTAATTCAATATTATCCATTATTAACAAAGAATAAATTTCATCATCAAAAAACAGGATAGTTTTTCTTATTGTGGATATGACAATTCTTTTGGAATATACGCAAACTAATCAACCATCCAGAAAGGAGAACCTATGACAAAAAAGAAATTATCGGAGGAATTAAGGCGTTGTATGGAAACGGATTGTTGCGGGAAATACCAATATGGAGAAACAGAAACAAAGCTGACTTGTAAAGGATTACTGCAAAAGGCATATGAAGCGGTTAAGCGGTACGAGGAAATGGAGGAACAAGGACACATTTTGATAGTTCCTCAAATCAAGAGGAACAAAACTCTCTATTGGATATGGGGAGAAGAAATAATGCCCGTTTTTTTCAAGAGAATTACAAGTTGTGTTGTTGATAATAACGGAAATCCTCATGTCATGTGCAAAATGATAACAAAGAAAGATAGGACATTTGTTCATACAAACAGAAGAAAGCCTGTTGAGTATACTTTTAAGGCTGGCGACAAGAGATATTTTTATTCGGAGGATATAGGAAAAACAATTTTCCCAACAAAAGAAGCTGCCAAAAAGGCATTAAAGAAAATGGAGGATAGGAAGAACGGAGAGATTGACTGAAAAAATTTTAGGGAGCGTACAGTTAAAGGCTTGTGAAAATTACTTATGTAAAGAAAATTGTGCAGAGTATGACGAAGAAAAAAGCTGCAACAGCTGCCTTATACAGAAAGCATTTGAAAAACTCGCAGAATACGAGGATTTAGAGGAGCAAGGGCGGTTATTGAAACCAAAATGTTTACCGGGAGATTATGTTTGGGAAATAGACAAAGAAAGAAACATCAAATCGGAATACGAAGTTTCGAGTATCAGATATGGGACAAACAAAACATTTAGTTATATGTGGACGTTAAGAGATGGAATATATGGGGATTTGGATGGATTTTGGGATAAAAACATCGGCAAAACCGTTTTCCTTACACAACTAGAGGCAGGCTAAATTGGCAAAAATGGAGGAGGAGAAATGAAAGAAAAAGATATTAAGGAATTGAGGGCAATAAGTTTTCCGTTGATGTCTGAAAGGGAAGTTTTGATTAAGCCGACAAAAAGATTTATCGATCTTTTTACATCTGCATTAGACGAGATTGAGAAAAATGCGAAGTCAGAAAAGGAAAGCGAGGAAAATCAACGTACAGATGCAAGAGGCGGTTGCCATGCGCGATCGTCAGAAAGAAAAAAGGTTTAAAATGAGAAAATTAGTCAAACACATAAATGCGCTTATTTGAATATAAAATACTGCCCTATGTGTGGTAAGAAGTTAGAAAAATAGAATTTAAAGATTGGAGATAAAATGAAAGTAGATATCTTTAACATAAAAAAGAAATATCAAATTATCTATGCGGATCCGCCATGGAGTTATAAAGACAAAGCTTTATCAGGAAATCGTGGAGCTGCATGCAAATATCCTGTAATGGGAATAAAAGATATTTGCGATTTACCCATCAAAAGCCTAGCAGAAAAAAATTGTGCTCTTTTCATCTGGGTAACTATGCCTAAATTAAACGAAGCCTTTGACATAATAAAGGCCTGGGGATTTGTATACAAAACATGCGCCTTTACTTGGGTAAAACAAAACAAAAAAACAGATAGCCTATTCTGGGGAATGGGAAATTGGACAAGAGCCAACGCAGAGCTTTGCCTTCTGGCCATAAAAGGAAAGCCGAAAAGAAGAAATGCGGGAGTTCATAGTATCATTCTTTCTCATATTGAAGAGCATAGCAAAAAACCTGCAGAAACAAGAAACAGAATCACCACACTACTAGGAGAAGAAACAAGTAAAATAGAGCTTTTCGCAAGACAGGAAGTGAGCGGTTGGGACTGCTGGGGAAATGAAATAGAAGAGGAAAATAAAATTGAAAAAAATAAAACAATATGTATGTGAATTTTGCGGAATAGCATTCAAAAGAAAAGAAGAATGCGAAAAATGTGAAGCAGGACACAAAACCCCTATAAACATAACTTGTTATTCTTATAAACCGATTACATTAACAAAAGAAGGATACCCTCATAGAATACATGTGGAAATGGACGATGGAGAAATAATATCCTACGATTACAGAGGATAACACCTGTTCTCTGTAATCAACAAAAACATTTGAATGGAGGTATAGAAACACAATGCTTGATTTCGGATATTATAATATGGATTGCATGATAGGCACGAAAGAATTTACAGATAAGTATTTTGATTTGGCAGTTGTGGATCCCCCATACTTTAGTGGACCTGAAAGAAAAGAATATTATGGAAGAGAAAATAGCCACATAGGAACAAAACGTCATTACAAACCATTAAGAGAGTGGGAAATACCGGGCAAAGAGTACTTTGACGAACTTATGAGAGTATCAAAGCAACAGATCATATGGGGATGCAATTATTTCAACTATCCATTTGGGCCTGGGCGTATCATATGGGACAAATGCAATGAAAAAAGCAGCTATTCAGATTGTGAAATTGCTTATTGTAGTCTACATAAATCTGCAAGACTATTCCGATATATGTGGAATGGAATGATGCAGGGAAAATCAATCAATGAAGGATATATCCAGCAGGGGAACAAAAAACTGAATGAAAAGCGTATTCATCAAACGCAAAAACCTGTCAATTTATATCGTTGGACTATACGAGAATACATACACCCAAGCTGGAAAATACTTGATACGCACACAGGCAGCGCAAGCAGTTTAATAGCATACCATGAGGCAGGAATACAGTTTGTTGCTTTTGAAAAGGACAAGTATATGTATGATTTATCTATGGATCGTTATAAAGCAGAAACGGCGCAGATGAATTTATTTGATTTTATAGGAGGTTGAGGGAATGTATTTAGCGCCTATGGAAATTACAAAACATTGTAATAAATGTCCGTTTGGATTTTGTCATTACAGTTATCCGCTATGGAGAGATGAAAGGTTTCACGAAAAAGATATTGACAAGATAGATAGTAAAGAGAATAAGGCGGGAACATACGGGTATGTATGCAATGTGGAATTTCAGAACAGCAAAAAATATACAAAGGTTTTAAGAGCAGACGTTGGAAAAGATATTAAAAAGCCTAAATGGTGTGGATTGAGGGAGGTTGGAGAAAATGCTAACCCTGCCAATTAAAAAGAAGTGGTTCGACATGATTTTGTCGGGCGAGAAGAAAGAGGAATATCGGGAGATTAAACCATATTATGAAACCCGATTTAGAAACGCATGGAAAGGAAGTTTGATAGGCGGAAGCGCACATAGAGAAATACTATTCCGCAATGGTTACAGTAAAAATTCCCCATTATTCATCGCAAAATGTACGATATCAATCGGCACAGGCAAGGAAAAATGGGGAGCAGAAAAAGGGAAAGAGTATTTTATCCTGACGGTGCAGAAAATATTGAATGAAGGCGAGAATTAAGTATGTTTTATGAATGTATAAAAGATTTTCAGATTGAAATTTATGATGAGCACGGATTTTCTACTTGTGAATACTCAACCGTAAAGAGTGGTTCAAAATGGGAAAGAGATTATGATACAGATATTATTGGTGGAGATGTTCATTTAGACAGTGTTGATGGTTTGCAATGGATAGAGGTATCAAATGATACGCTGAGCGATTATTTCAAGGGAATAGGACTAACTATGATAGATTGCGGAATAACGGAAAATGAAGTAATTAAGGTTTTGAAAAAAAACTTTCCAAAAACCTGTAAAATGATTAATGGAAGATACAAAGGTGGTTTTGATGATACGGATTGTATTTTTGGAAAAGCTCTTTTATTAGCGATTTCATCCCTTGAAGAAATCCAGCAGTACAAAGCGATTGGAACAGTTGAGGAAATCAAAGAAATCTTGCAGATTATCAGTGAGGGACAGGAAGATGTTGATAAAGACGGCATCAGCACAGGACTTTTGCATACCTTATTGAAATATGCTGAATATGCAAAAATTGGCACAATTGAAGAATGCCGGGAGGCAAGGGAAAGGCAGAATCCGAAGAAACCTATCACATATAAAGGCACAAACAGAGCTGATTGTCCCATATGTGGAAACATTGTAAGGGGCATAGCTAAACCTTTTGGCGATTGGTGTAGTCATTGCGGATATAAATTAGATTGGTCTGAATAGGTGCGGTTGCTTGGGGAGAAAGGAGTGAGGGAATGAGCAATAAGAACTATGAGCTCGAACTTTATAAGCTGCTTATAACACCAGATGAAAAAGATTTGAATTTTTCGTATGTAAATGAATTTGGGTGGGTAAATAATGATCAATTTCTTGTCTGGGTTAATTTTAATTACTTTAAAGAATTTATAAAGAAAATCACGGAAATTTTCGGATATGGAATTTTTGATGATGAAAATTTTAATGCAAATATTCAGCATAATACTGTTTGCATTGTTTTGAATAATGTATTGGACGAATATGTTAATGTTGAAGAAGTATTTCCAAAAGACAAATATCAACATTAGGAGGATTTTAATAGATAAAATCAAAAATGGAGACAAATAAAAAATGACTGTAGAAGAGGCAAGACAAATTTATTACATAAATATAGAAATTAAAACATTACAATTAGAATTAGCAAAATTAGAAGATAGAAGGATATACTATAAAAATTATTTCTTATCTGATATGCCAAAAGGCAGCAGTCAATATAACAATCCTACAGATGAGTATCTAACAAAACGTCAGGAACTTCAAGATATGTTAAATTATGCCTTAAGAAAACTACAAATCAAAAGAAAGGAATTTGAAGAATTTCTTCAAAAAGTAGAAAATGCAGAAACAAGGCTTATCTTAAGATTACGCTGCATAAATAACATGCGTTGGGAGGATATCGGAAAAGAAATAGGAATTGATCGAAGAACAGCAAGCAGAATTTTCTATCAATATTTTAAAGAATAGAAATGTAAATATTTTACATATACTCATGTTTTCGACACTTAGAATAATTATATTTATGCTATTATAAATAAAAGTGAATTTTTTTGGGAAAAGGTGGTAGAATATGTGTGTATTTAGTAAACTAACAAAAAAATTTAAATTTTTAAAAAAAAAGGGGAAGGCACAAAAGATGAAAATTTATTCAAAGACTAAGGCAAATTATATTCCTCATAAGCATGGTGAAAACATAATAAAGCGGTTTATTATGTTTCCGTATAAAATGAGGCATGTAATTACATATTTCTTTAATGATAATTGTGAAAAAAGACAAATAATTAGAGAAAAATCCGCAAAAAAACATAAAAGAGCAGAAGAGGCATTAAATACAATTTACGCCCTTAAAAAAGATTGGAACGGAAATGAAGCAGAAGAATTTTCGGAAGAATTAGTTCAAAAGTGCCGTATGATTTTAAAACAACTATCCGAAGAGCCATTCGTTTGCCCGACAGCATGTGGAGCCATACAATTTGAATATGAAAAGGAGAATGGAGAATATTTAGAATTTGAAATTTATAAGGACAAAATAGAGGCTTATGGAATATCAAAAGAGGGAAAGGAGTGGGAAGAAAACATAAATGGTGCAAACTACACAAAAAGGATAAGGAAACTGGTGAAAGAATTTTATGCATGAAAAAGATTGGAAAGAGATTTATCGAAGAGTCAGAAGCAAACCTATTTTTATGCACAACGGAAGGCCTTCATCGGCTTTATTCAAAGATAGTCAGGGCGTTTCGGTGAATATAGATGGTGGTAGGACGCAGGAAGAAATTATCATGGATGAAGAGAGGCTTCATCGACTTTATAACCAAGAATTAACTCAGGAAGAGATTGAAAGAAACGAAGGGGAGCTATGTGCTATTATTTCCCTAAGAAAGGAGCAATGCGAATCTGCAAATGTTTGTGTTATAATGGATCCAATAGAAGGAGAAAATATATATCATGCACTAATACAAAGATCCGAAACGGAGATCACACTAACAAGGGGACAAGCTAAAATGCTGGCAAGAGAAGCCTTGGTCATAAAAGAATATAGATAAACAACCCGCACTTTTCTTATCGTGTGGGTTGTTTATTATTTGTACAGATTAATATCATATAATAAAATTGCCCGCAATGCCCGCCAGATCTGTTTTATAATATAAAATATCGAAGAGCAAAAAACTCATAAAAAGTATTGACATAGGGTTAACCATATAATACATATATAAGGATGTGAACAAAGATGAGCAAAAAAAATAAACGAAAAAAGAGAACCTGATAAGAAATGGCATTGAACTGTTAATTGCTATCGGCACACTTTTAACAGGGATTGCAAGTCTTATACAGGCTCTAAAGTAAAGGAAGGGGCGAAAGCCCCTGACCTTTCAAAAAATATTATAGCTCATCGAAACAAAAATGGAAAGAAGAAAATATAACTATTTATTCTTATTTGTGGCTTTTCTTTCATTTATTGCTACAGACAAAAGCTGGTATAGTTGCATACTATTAATACTAGCCGCTCTTTATCAGTTATGCAACACAATAGCAAAAATGATAGAGGGGTAAGATAAATGCCAATAGGAAAGCCAAAACCACAGACAAAGGCAAGCGAGAAGTGTCAGAAGAAAGTTGGATATATGACTAAAGGATTCAAGATTAAACGAGAACTTGCCGAAAAGTTTGAAGAAGCATGTAGGAAAGCAGGAGTAAGCCAGGCCGGCCAAATATCCAGACTCATGAAGGAGTTTATTGAGGAAACAGAAGCATCCAAATAGGATGCTTTTTGTTTATACAAATTTAAAAAGCCAATGATTGGAAAGGTACTGGGAAAATTTCCAATTTCTGGTGTGGGGCTAATGACTGCAATAATCCGCTAGTTTTTGAGAGAAATTTTCAATACATTTCGTTACGCAGGTGAGAAATATGGAGTTAATCAGCACAAAAGAAATCGCAGAAATATTTGATGTTACAGTAAGAAGAATCCAACAACTTACACAAGATGGAATCATAGACAGCCAAGAAGGAAAAATTAATGGAAGAAAAGGAAGGGGTTACGATTTACGCCCCACAATCAAGAAATATATAAAATATTTAAGCGATAAAGCCTATGCAAGAGAACAAAAACAGGCCCATAAAAACTTAGACGCAGAAAAGCTTCAAGCAGAGACGGATCTAAAAAAGACAAAGGCCAAAATGGCGGATTTGCAGTTAAAAGAAATGGAGGGGGAACTTCATGCGGCAGCAGATGTAGAAAGCATGACAACCGATCTTATACTTGCGATACGTTCTTCTTTATTATCTCTTCCAGGAAGATTGGCAGCAGATATTGTTGAAACAAAAAAAACACAGGAAGCATCAGAAATGATAAAAAAGAGCGTGTATGAGATATTAGAGGAATTATCAAGATATGAATATGATCCGCAGGAGTATAAGAGGAGGATAAGGCAAAGGCAAGGGCGGAATAATCAAGAAGACGATGGAGAAGAGTGAACTTAAAAAGCTTAATCGGACATTAAAAAGAGCCTTAACTTATTTCAAACCACCAGAAACATTAACGGTAACAGAATGGGCAGAAAAATACAGAAAACTTTCACCAGAAAACAGCGCAGAGGCAGGAAAATGGAGAACAAATAGAACCCCATACCTGAAGGAAATCATGGATTCATTTACCGATCCAAAGATACATCATATTGTTATTGTTGCTTCTTCTCAAGTAGGAAAAACAGAATGTGAAATGAACATGCTTTCATATGCAATAGACATTGATCCTGGCCCTATCATGCTAGTAATGCCCACTGTGGATGTAGCAAAAGATTTTTCCAAGCGTCGTATAGCCCCTATGATTCGGGATACAAAAAACCTGAGAGAAAAAATAGGAGAAGCAAAAAGCAAGGATGGAAAAAACACAGTATTAAAAAAATCATATCCAGGAGGAATGCTGACAATAACAGGCTCCAATTCTCCTGCTTCCCTTGCATCTGTGCCTGCAAGATATATATTTGGAGATGAAAGAGATCGATGGGCAAAAGATGCGGGAGGCGAAGGAGATCCTTGGGGACTGGTAGAGGCTAGAACGATCACTTTTTATAATCATAAAATGATAGAAGTATCCACACCTACGATAAAAGGCAGCAGTGCCATAGAAAAAGCTTTCTATACAGGAACACAAGAATACTGGTGTGTTCAATGCCCTCATTGCAAAGAATATCATTATATAGAATTTGAACATATTAAATTCGAATACCATACAAATCAAGCAGGAAAAGAAAAGCAATACATTGTAGACAACGCAGAATACGTCTGTCCAGGATGCGGATGCATTTCTTCGGAATCAGATATGAAAAAACAGGAGAAGAAATGGATCGCCAAAAATCCAGAAGCATATGAAAATGGAACCCGATCCTTTTGGATAAATGGTTTTAGCAGCCCTTGGATGGGATGGAGGACTATTTGCCTAAAATTTTTAGAAGCAAAGGATGATCCAGAAAAATTAAAAACAGTATTCAACACATTGCTAGGAAAATTATGGGAAGATAGAGGAGATCTAGAAGATGAAGAAGAGTTATTAAAGCGAAGAGAGATTTATGGAGTAGAATTGCCGGATGGGGTATTATGCCTAACATGTGGAGTAGACACACAAAATAACCGCCTTGAATATGAAGTAGTAGGCTACGGACACCGAAAGGAGACGTGGGGAATTGAAAAAGGAATGATTATGGGAGATCCATCAGAGGAAGATACTTGGGAAGGATTGGACAGAATCATTGAAAAGGAATGGACTTTTCGGGACAAAAAGGCTCTTAGAATATCATTAACATTTGTGGATTCAGGAGGACTTCGTACACAAGACGTATATGAGCAATGCGCAAAAAGAATTGGAAAAAGGGTGTTCGCTATTAAAGGAGCAAATAATGAAGGACATCCATACACAAAACCTCCAAATAAAGTAAATATTATAAAGAATGATAGAGTTATTGGAAAGGCTTGGCTATATATGATTGGAGTGGATACTGGAAAAGAACAAATTATGTCAGCTCTAAAAGTGCAAACACCAGGAAGGAGATATTGCCATTTCCCTTTAGAAGAAGAAAAGGGATATGATATCTCCTATTTTAATGGGCTTTTATCTGAAAAAATGACCAATAAAAACGGAAGATGGGTGTGGGAAAAACTACCAGGACATAGAAGGAATGAAGCCTTAGACTGTCGAAACTATGCAAACGCAGCGTTTCGTGCATTAAACCCTAATTTAGATGCTATTGAAAGGAAGTTAAAAGGTCTTCAAAATAAACCAATTACTAAAAAGAAGAAGTTGCAGCCTAAAAAAGTGAGGAACTACGATGAGTGGTAAAACAAAGAAGGACAGCATAAAGAAAAAAATCTCAATAAAAAAACGTAGACTAAAATTATATTACGATAGAGAAAAAGAAATGCTTTCTCCTTCAGGTGTACAAAAATATGGAATTGGCAGCAGAAACATAAGTAGATACGAAACAGAATTGGCAGACATACGTAAACAAATAAAAGAATTAGAAGATGAAATAGAAGAATTAGAAGACAAAATAGAAGGATATAAACCAAGGAAAGCAATAGCGGTGATTCCGAGGGATTGGTAAAAATATAAACATATATTTCAGGAGGAACTATGTCAAACAAAGTAGTATCGATTTCAATAGTAGGTTCCAAAGGATATGGAGATGCTGGAGCAAGCACAACCAAAAGAAGTTTCAAAGGATTTATTTCTACATCAGGAAGCCCGCAAGAGGATATTGACTACAATAATTATACATTACGACAAAGAGGAAGACTTCTATATATGGCAGCTCCAATAGCCACTTCTGCAATTAAAACAAATCGCACAAATACTGTTGGGCTTGGACTAAAACTAAATCCGAGAATCAATAGGGATGTATTAGGGCTAAGTGCTGAACGGGCAGAAGAGTGGGAAGAAAAGACAAAAATGGAATTTGCTTTATGGGCAGAGAAAAAAGAGGCCTGCGACGCTACAGGGATCAATGACTTTTACGCAATGCAACAGTTGGCATTTAGTAGTTGGTTAATGTCAGGAGATGTTTTTGCTCTAAGAAAATGGAAGAAACCTACAGCACACACACCCTATTCTTTACGACTTCATCTGATAGAGGCAGATCGATGCAGCACACCAGATGCAACTGCAGGATTTTTACCACATATAACAGAAGGAAAAGCAAATAACGGAAATAGAATACATGATGGTGTTGAAATTGACAAAGATGGCATGATAACAGCGTATCATTTCAGAAATACTTATCCATTTCAAAATACAACAGAAGAGACGGAATGGAAAAGAGTAAAAGCCTATGGAGAGAAGACAGGGTTGCCAAATGTATTACATGTCATGAGCGCAGAGAGGCCCGAACAATATAGAGGAGTTACCTATTTAGCACAAATTGTTGAACCAATTTTACAGATACGAAGATATACAGAAAGTGAGATAACGGCTGCTTTAGTTGAAAGCTTTTTCACTGCATTTGTAAAGACAACAACAAATCCATCGGAAAACCCAATGAACGAAACGGGATCAGAAGGAGACAAAGTAAGCTACGATCCAAACGAATACGAGATGGGGCCTGGACAAATTAATATGTTGAATCCAGATGAGGATATTGTATTAGCAGATCCAAAAAGGCCAACATCAGGTTTTGAACCATTTGTAAAAGCAATATGCACACAAATAGGAGCAGCTCTAGAAATTCCAAGAGATTTATTACTAAAAGAATTTAATGCTAGTTATTCTGCATCTAGAGCAGCTTTATTAGAAGCGTGGAAAGCATTTCGCATGTACAGAGAATGGTTTGCCAGTGATTTCTGCAAACCAGCATATAGCATTTGGCTTTCAGAAGCGATTGCTATTGGAAGAATAAGTGCCCCAGGATTTTTTTCTGACCCATTAATTAGAGAAGCTTGGATGAAAGCGGAATGGATTGGCCCATCCCAAGGACAATTAGATCCAGTAAAAGAAATAACAGCAGAAATCTTGGCAGTAAAGGAAGGATTTTCTACAAATGAAGATAGCACAGTAAGAATCAACGGGAGCAACTGGAACTCTAACATGGATAAGCTACAACGGGAAAATGAAAAGAAGAGACAACAGAAAGGAAAAGAAAATATCACTTCCAAAAAGGGAGAAACGGCAGCAGGAGATTGGGCCACAAATAAATGAAAACAGTTATGGGGGAAGGAAACAATAAATGCAAATATTGAATAATAAAGTGAAGATAAAGGAGGAAGAACCATTAAAAGCTTACTATATTACCGAAGAAGAGGATAGCGCAGAAATAAACATGTATGGACAAGTAGTGAGTTCTAGACCTATTGATTGGTGGACAGGTAAGCCAACAACTGGATTGTTTATCGTATTAAAGGAATTCTTAGAAGATTTAGAACAAATAAAAAATAAAAAGAATATTACGTTCCGTATTAATTCACCAGGAGGAGAATTGTATGCGGGAATTTCTATTTATAATCGAATGAAGGAATTAAAGGGGACGGTTACAACCATTGTAGATGGATTAGCGGCTAGCGCAGCCAGTATTATTGCTCAAGGAGGAAAAATAAGAAAGATGTGCAAGGGTACACAGATGATGATACATAGCGCATCTTGTTTTATTTTCGGAAATTATAATATTCAAGATTTGGAACAGGCAGTGAAAAGAATTAAGTCGGCGAATGATTCTGTTATAGAAATATATATGGATGCTACAGGAAAGGATCGAGAGAGCATAGAAAAAATGGTACGTGATACTACCTGGATGGGAACAGATACGGCAATTAAGAATGGATTTGCAGATGAAATAGATGAACAAGAAGAGGAAGTAGAAATGTCCCTAACAGATAAAAATATATTAATGGTAAATGGGATCCCTCTTCCGGTAGGAGCATTTTTATCTTTACCAAAAGGAATCATAGAAAAGCAAGCACTTACTACCGGGCATATACCGGATGTAATAAATAAAAAAAATAAAAGGGGGAAAAAAAGAATGACACCAAATGAATTAAAAGAACAATATCCAGAGGCTATCAATCAAATTATTAAAGAAGCAATAATGCAAGCGAAAAATGAAATAGATACAGAAAAAGAAAAAGCTGTAATGGAAGAAAGAAAAAGAATACAGGAGATTGAAAAGATAGAAAATGCCGTTAACGATAAACGGCTAATACAAAAAGCTAAATACGGAACAGAAGTTTGCACAGCAAAGGATCTAGCATTTTTAGCCATGCAACAACAATCAGCAATAGGAGCACAATTTTCCGATTCATTAAAGGAAGATTTCCAGTTATCAGGCGCAAGCCAAGTAATAGCAACGCCAAACCAAGGACAAATGCTTCCTCAAGATGAAACAGAAAAAGATACAGAAGAAGGGGCAAAGTTAATTGCAAAATCATTTATGGAGGTAAGATAATGAGTTGGAAGGGAAGAGAAGTAATTGGAGAGATGCAACCAGAATTGCTGATTGCAGATCCCAGGTTTCCCGTAGATGTATGTTCGGTGATAATATTGGCGGGACAAGGAAGCTTAAAGAGAAGAACTGCACTAGCAATCAACACAGAAGGAAAATGTGTCATTTTAGGAACAGAAAATACAAAAGCTTCTTATATATTAGCAGAAGATGTTGAAGCAGCAGAAGAGGATGTAATGGGGGTTGCTTACAACAGTGGCAAGTTTGCACGAAATGCCTTAATAGTAAAGGAAGGATATACAATGAAAAAGGAAGATGAAGCAGCTTTGCGAGATGCTGGGATTTACCTAGAGAATATTATGTTATAAGGAGGAGTAAAATGGCGATCGATATTTATCGGACACAAACAATGTTAACAGCAATGGAATTGTTCCCAAAAAGGAATACTTTTCTAAGAGATAGATATTTTCCTACTACATCCAAAGATATTTTTGTTACAGAAGAGGTATTAGTAGAATACAAAGATGAGAAAGGAAGAAAAATAGCACCATGTGTTATTCCAAGAAAAGGAGGAATTGCAGTAGCAAGAGAGGGATACAAAACAGAACGTTACACACCTCCCTATATAGCCCCCAAAAGACCGTTAACAATAGATTATTTAAATAAAAAACAATTCGGTGAAACACTTTTCTCCATGAGGAAACCATCAGAAAGAGAAGCGGCTATTTTAGCACAAGATCTGATAGATTTAAGCGAAATGATCGATGGGCGAGAAGAATATATGGCAGCCAGAACGATTTTTGACAATGGCTATGCTATGAGGCATTATGCAGATAAATATGGAGGAGATGAATATGAAGAATTTGAAATCACATTTTATGATGAAGAAAAGAATCCAGCAGTGTACACTCCAGCAGCCCCATGGGACACAAAAAGCGGTGCTTTTTTAGATGATATCTATGAAATGGCCACGATATTAAAGCGAAGAGGGCTTAAGGGCGCTGATCTATTAATGGAACGCAATACCATATCAACACTCTTAAATAACGAACATCTTTTAAAGCTATTAGATACAAGAAGACTTGACTTAGCGCAGATCAAACCACAAGAACTTCCAAATGGGTCAACAAGCTTAGGAAAAATTAATATATATGGCATACACATTGAATTCATCTGTTATCCAGAGGAATATGAAGATGAGGAAGGGGTTGCAAAGCAATTTATTGAAGTGGGAAAGGTTGCCTTAACTGCTCCGAACATGGGAAGAACTGCATATAGCTCCATTACTCAAATAGAAGAATACGACAAACAGTTTCATACATATGCGGCCAAAAGGGTTCCTCATGTGACAGTAAATGTTGAGGGAGGAATACGAAACATAACGCAAAAAGCAAGGCCATTAACCATGCCAAATTATAAAAACTCAGCAATTGTAGCACAAGTTCTTTATTAACAAATCTGAAAGAAAGGGATGTATATGTTTATTAAAATAATTCAAGGAACCTATGGATATAGGGGAAAAGATGGAATTTTGAAACCTAAAAACATGCTTTCTGATCCATTTGAGTTAGAAGATGAAAAAGCAAAACAACTTATAAGAAAAGGGATTGCAAAACAGATAAAAGAATCAAAAAATGAAGAAAAACAAATGAAAAATGACACAGAAAAGGAAGAAAGGCAGTCAGAGGGAAATATAGAAAACATGTCCCGAAATGAACTAGCAAAAATGGCGAAAGAAATGGGACTCTCTGGAAACGGATCAAAGGAAGAGTTGATAGAACGAATATTAAAGGAAACAGAAGAAGAGCCTCCTACATTAGAGGCAGAGGAACCACATGTCTAAATTTAAAGATATGCTTTATAAAGATATTAAAAAAACATTCATGAATCCACAGGAATTTGGGGAATTACATTATATCAATGGACAGGAAATAATGGCAATTATAGATAATAATGAGATGTTAGAGAGGGAGAAACGATATCAAAAGGAAACAGAAGGGATTTATCGAAAGCAATTGATGATATATGTAACAGCTGAGGAATTAGGCCCTCCTCCTGCTATTGGAAGATTACTTTCTGTAGATAGAAAGGATTATTCAGTAATGGATGTAATCAATGAAGATGGAATATATTCTATCTTATTGGAGGCAAATAGAAGTACATGGAAATAACATTAAGCGCAGAAGAAATAGATGAAATCATAAATGGATTGATGGATGATATGCCAAAAAAAATTCCAAGTGTAATAAAGGCAGCAGTAAACCAGACGGCAAAAAATACTAAGAAATCCCTCGTTCCTTTGGCAAAAGAAAAATATGCAGTCAAGGCAGGAAGATTGAAAAAAGACATAAAAATGAAAAATGCAACGGTGCGTGAACTAGAAGCCATCATAGAATCTTCAGGGCATATGCTAGGATTGATAGATTTCAAAGTAAATCCAGGGAAAGCATATACGGGAGATGAAAGACCAAATTCCATTAAGGCCAAAGTAATAAAAGCAAACGCTCAGAAAGAAATGGTTCAAAAAGATGGGAACGGAAATGCAACAAATAAAGCTTTTGTTGTGAAGTTTGCATCCGGCCGTTTAGCCGTAGTAGAAAGAGACCCAGAAAAAGTAGCACGAAATACAGGAAGAGAAGCCTTAAAAGTACTTTACAGCCCTAGCGTCACGCAGCTTCTAGGAAATAAGGAGACATTAAAAAATAAAATTGAGCCACAAGTAAAGGAATCCTTAAGAAGATATATTTTTGAACAGATGGACGCTCTTTTTGAAAGAGCAGATAGATAAAAGAAAAGGAGAAAAGATGGTTCCATTACAATTTCAAGACGACTTAAAAGAAGAGTTAGAAAAGGTTCTTGATCATCTTGCGTTTGAAAGTCCGGTAAGTAAAGATAAAAATGGATGCAAAATTAAAATTTTTAAACAGATGCTTCCATATAAATACACGGATGAAGAGGAAGATCCGTATCCATACATTATAGTTCGCCTTCAGAATGGAGAAATGGAAAAACCAGACGGGGCACATAAAGTTAAAGTACTCATTATTATAGGTATTTATGAAAGAAATAAGGAAAACCAAGGCCATCAACATGTATTAAATATTATTCAAGATATTATTCAGAGGTTTACGGTCGATCCTATGTTAAAGAATCATTATTTTGCTGAGCCAAGAATAGACTGGGCGTTATCGGATAGTAATAGCTATCCTTATTTTTTTGGAGCAATGGAAATGACCTTTTGTACACCGACATTTCGAAGGGAGAGTGAATTTGCTTGACAAATCAAGAGCAAAAAGTAGAAGAAAAAAAGAAAATAATAGAAAAAAAGCCAGCAAAAGAAATGAAAGAAAAAATATTGATCTATATAGGGCCAACAATTAAAAATGTTGTGACAGCAAATACCATATTTAACAATGGCTTACCAAAATTGTTAAAGGAAGAAATAAAAAAACAACCGTTACTAAACAACCTCATTATTCCAGTGGAAAACCTTGCGAAAGCAAAGGTGGAGTTAGGTATATGGGGGAGTGGATTTGATATTTTGTACAAAAAAGTCAATACATATAAGGAGGATGGAAAATGACATATTATCATGGGATAAGAGTACAAGAAAACACAACAAGCCTTGCTACTCCATTAAAAGGTAATGCGGGTCCTCAAGTCATTTTTGGAACAGCTCCGATCAATATGGCAGAAGAACCCTATTATGCTACAAATCAATTATTTTTAATCTACTCTTTTCCAGAAGCGGTAAAAAAGTTAGGGTATCTAGATGATTATGAAAAATACACCTTATGCCAAAGCATGGACGCTTGCTTTAAAATTTTTACTGTCGCACCAATTGTTCTTTGTAATGTACTAGATCCAATAAAACATAGAAAAGAGAATGAAGAAAAACAGTATCAGGTAAATGGAAAACAGGCAATTGTAGATACCCTAGGAATACTATTAGACACTTTGACAGTAAAAAAACAAGATGGCACAGAATTAACAAAAGACATAGATTATATTGCTACATTTGATGAAAAAGGAGAGGTTATTCTAACATTGCTTCCATCAGGAAACGCTGCAAACGCAACAACACTAACTGTAAAATCCAGCAGCATTGATCCGGAGGCGGTAACAGAAAATGACATAATTGGGGGACTGGATGTTGATACAGGAAAAGAAAGCGGTCTTGAATTGATTCGAAAAGTATATCCAAAATTTGGACTATTTCCAGGCTTGATATTGGCACCAGGATGGAGCGATAAAAAGAATATAGGGGCGGTTATGGATGCTAAATGTACAGAGATTAATGGAGCGTTTAGTTGTGAAAATGTATTGGATTTAGATACAGAGGAAGCAAGAAAATACACAGATTGCGCAGAAGTGAAAGAAAGAAATGGGTATGAAAGTAAGCAATCCATTGTTCTATGGCCAAAAGTAAAAGCAAAAGGAAAGATATATGCCTATTCGGCTATTTACGGGGCTATGGTAGCTCATACAGACATTAACAACGATTCTGTGCCTAGTCTTCATCCATCAAATCAAACATTAAATGTGGAGGCAGCAGTATTAGCAGATGGAACAGAGGTGGATTTAGATCAACCACAAGCAAATATTCTAAATAGTCAAGGAATAGTGACAACATTGAAAGATAAAACAATAAAAAGCTGGGGAAACAATACAGCGATTTACCCTAAAACAACCGATCCAAAGGATAGATGGATTGGCTGCAGGCGTTTCTTTTCGTGGTGGGGAAATTCCTTCATTACGATTTATAAAGAAAAAGTGGACAATCCTGCAAACTACCAGTTAATTGAATCTATTGTAGATGCAGAAAATGTAAGAGGAAATAGTTATGTACAGCAGGGTAAATGTGCGGGAATAAAGATGGAATACAATAGGGCAGATAATCCTATTGAGGAAATTATGAATGGAAAAATACAGTTTAAACAATATTTGGCTCCCTACCCACCAGCGGAAGACATTTTAAATGTATTAGAATTTGATCCATCATTACTAGAAAGAGCATTAGGAGGAGATTGAGAATGGCAGGGCTGATCATACCTACAGTTACACATACGTTTAATGTATACAAATCTGGAAACATACTCATTGGACTATCAGAAGAAATTACGCTTCCAGACTTTGAAGCCATGACAGATACAATGTCTGGCTCAGGGTTACTAGGAGAAATTTCAGAAACTGTCATTGGACATTTTTCTAGCCAGGAAATGGAGATACCGTTTCGAAATTTGGATGATGATATCTTTTCATTTGTAGATCCAACACAAATTATTGACTTAAATATGAGGGCAGCCCAACAAACATTAGATAAAGTAGACGGAAGAGCAGGATATAGAGGGCTACGTATGGCCACAAGAGGAAAATTAAAAAAGTTTAAACCAGGAGTGTTAAAGCAGGCAGGGCAAATGGGAGCATCCGTTACCCTAGAACTGCTTTATTTATTGGTGGAAATTGATGGAAAGATTCAATTAGAATTGGATAAATTAAACAGTGTTTTTAAAGCAAATGGAGAAGATTTGTTGAAAAAAATAAAACAATATTGTTAGGAGAAAAGGAAGATGGCGAAAACAGATATGATAGAAAACGAAAGAATAGAAGAAGAGAAAACCAAAGAAAATCCCTATATTATAAAATTTTACAAGGAATATTCCTTTGAGGGGAAAATATATCAAGAGATAAATTTAGAGGCATTAGAGGACTTAACAGCAGCAGACATGATAGCAACGCATAGAACGCTTGATAGAACAGGTGGAAATACGTCAGAAGCTAGTTTGGAATATGCAATGGCAATTGCGGCAAGAGCATCTAAGCAACCCATAGAATTTTTCCAACTCTTACCTATGAAAGAAGCGATTAAAGTAAAAAATCGTGTTGTGGGGTTTTTGTTCAATCTGGTTTAAATACAGAAGATATCAAAGAACTAAGAAGAGTCATCATAAGGCTATCAGCGATGCTTCATACAAGTGTGGAGTACCTAACAAATTTACCGTTGTGCGAATTAAGAGAAATAACAAAGGAGGCTATTGAGATTGGCAGAGAGCAGAAGAGAGTACAGAATGGCCATAAGGATAGCTGGCGAAATTGAACGTTCTTTTCATGATTCAACACGAATAACAAGGAGAGAGCTAAGGGAGATTGCAAGGGACGCAGTAAGAGCAACAACCGAGACAAGAAGCTCCTTTTCAAATAGCATACAAGAGTTGGAACCTGTCTTTAATAAAATGGACAAACTCTCTAAAGAGGTTATAAAGATTACAGCAGCAGCGGGCACAGCAGTAGCAAGTGCCATAGGAGGAGTAGCAGTAGCTTCCTCTCGTGTTGGCATAGAATTTGAAAGTGCTTTTGCGGGAGTAAAAAAGACAACAGAGGCAACGGCAGCAGAATACAGCGAATTAAGAGAAGAAATTCTGGAGATGTCAACTGAAATGCCTGCAACGGCTAGTGAAATTGCGGCGGTTGCTGAAAGTGCAGGGCAATTAGGGATCAAAAAAGAAAATCTTTTAGACTTTTCGAAAACAATGATTGGACTAGGAGAGGCAACGAATCTATCTTCAGAGGAAGCTGCCTCTTCTTTGGCTAAATTTGCAAATATTACAAATATGGAAGCAGAAAACTTTGATCGTTTAGGTTCAACAATCGTAGCTTTGGGAAATAATTTTGCAACAACAGAAGCGGATATCGTATCCATGTCAACAAGATTGGCTGCAAGTGGGGATTTGGTGGGATTATCCCAAGCAAAGATTATGGCCATATCCACGGCTATGAGTAGCGTAGGAATCGAAGCGGACGCTGGTGGATCGGCAATGTCAAAATTGCTGAAAGATATGCAAGTAACCGTAGAACTTGAGGGACAAAAATTACAGCAATACGCAAAAACAGCAGGCATGAGTACCGAGGAATTCAAAAAAGCTTTCGCAGAAGACGGTGTAGAAGCCTTAGGAGAATGGCTAAAAGGACTAAATGATACGGAAAGAAATGGAATGTCTGCTATCGCTGTACTAGATGAAATGGGACTGACAGAAGTACGCCTATCCAATACGATTTTGAGTCTTGCCAATGCCAATGGCCTTGTTTCCGAAGCAGTTGACATAGCAAATGAAGCATGGGAAGAAAACATTGCCCTCTCTAACGAAGTGGCAGTAAGATACGAAACAACCGAAAGTAAGATAGCAATGCTTAAAAACAATTTGAAAAAGACAGGAATTTATATTTTTGACCATTTACAAGAACCCATTCGAACAGGAATAGATGCGGCAATGGGCATTATTGATTCAAATGGAGATATCCTTGTAACATTCTTTAAAGATCTTTCAAAAAATATCCCTACGATTGTCAGGCAAATCAAACAATTTACAAGTAATTTTTTAGATTTTGCTGAACCTGTCCTAGATTTTGGGAAATGGCTAATTGAAAATCCTGGTGTGATTGTATCAACCGTGACGGGACTAGGAAGTGCATTAGCAACCTACAAAATAGCACAGGAAATAGATAAAGTAGGGAATGCAGTTAAGGGACTTATGGCTCTTTCCAAAGGCTCCTTGGCATTAATGGGCATAGGAGCAGGTATAGGGGCTATTGTAGGCACTCTTACTTATATTCAGAAGATAGATAAAGAAGCTGGGAAACAAAGCTTAAAAGAGCATTTTGGAGATATAACATTAAGTTTGGAAGAATTGGAAAAAGCGGCTGTACAGATTATTGATAACGGCACACTACTGAAATTATCAGAGTCTATGTCAGCCTTTGAAGAAGTGGACAAAATCAGCCGTTCCATAGAAAATACAACAGAGGAAATAAATAGAACCAACTGGAAAATATCCATAGGGATGGAATTAAGTGAAGAAGATAAAGAGATATATAAAAGCAACATTGAAAGTTTCATTACAGAGAGCCAAGATTTATTAACACAAACCCAGTATGCATCAAGTCTAAATCTAAAAGTAATTCTAGGAGATGGTGAGGAAGGAGAAGGGATACGAAGCAAAGTAAATAATTTCTATTCAAATGCACAAGGAGAATTACAAAGATTAGGTAATGAATTGGCAGAAGAATTAAACAAAAGTTTTATAGAGGGAACGCTCCCTGATGCAGAGGTAATAGCAAAAATCCAAGGTCAAATGGCGAAAATAACAGAGCAAATGGCCCAAAGCAATCTTAATGCAAAATTAGAATTGATAAGTACAGAATATGGAGGAGGTAACTTAGATGCAGAAACCATGTTAAACCTTCAAAACGAAATAAATGAAGCAGTAAAGGAAGCAAAAGAAGGTTTAAAAGAGGCTTATATATACACAGTTTCAGAATTGGATATGATGAAGAACACACCAATCTCAGAAGGAGGAATCACACAAGAAGAATACAATGAGATGCTCGCAAAAGTCAATGAAGGTTATTCAAACCAAACGACAGAAATGGACGTAAAAGCAGCAAGTTTTCAGTCAGACACCATTATGAAACAATACAAGGAAGAGCTTGGAGTAATAGATGAAATGCGGGCAACAGCAGATGAGGAACTAAAAAGATTAGCAGAAGACGCAACTTCGTCAGAAGACATTGCTCAAAAATTAGAAATGGCAGCATTGGAAGTATCTGCTAGTAATACAATTTCAAGGGCTGACAAAAAAGCCCTTAGCTTCCTAGTAGAACAAATGGAACCAATGAATGAACAATTAGAGACCCTAAAACAAGAGTATGAACAGGCGGGAAAGGAAGTACCAGAAGCTATCCTAAAGGGGATAAGTGATTTTACCGCCATACGGGCCGCAAGTGGAGAACAAGAGGCGGTCTGGGAAATGATTGGTCAACAAATTGGAGAAAATGAAACCTACGCACTTACAGTAGAGGCTGCAAGGGCAGCAGGAGCAGAAATTCCAGGAAGCGTATCTAAAGGAATTAAGGACAAGCAGCCAGAGGCAGAAAAGGAAGCAGTGGCCCTTCTAGATAAAATAAAAGGCAGATTAGAAGGAGGAATTGCGGCAAGCATCCCTATTTCTTATAAAATAATAGAAAAATACGAAAAAACGGGAGAAATACCTGGATACGCAAGTGGAGGAATAATCACTTCCCCTACACTAGCTACATTTGCAGAAGAGGTGCCAGAGGCAGCAATTCCATTAGATGGATCAAATAGTTCTATCAGCTTATGGGAAAAAACGGGAAGAATATTAGGTGTTTACAAACAAGAGAAAACAAACCCAAAAGACTCTTTTCGTGGATTGTCTGAAAAAATGGAGCAAACAGGAACTACTAATTATATGAATAACACACCGACAATCACCTACAGTCCACGGCATGAATTTTATGGCGGCGCACCTACAGAAGAAGAAATAGTTGCAGCAGAGCGAAGAAGCCAGGAAGAATTTGAACGAAGAATAAAAAGTTGGTTCAAAGAAAATGGAAGGTATAGTTTTGCAGGGGGATAAGTAATGGAGTATACAACCATACAGGGAGACACATGGGATACAATTGCAAAAAAAGTATATGGAAAAGAAGAGTGTGCTGATTTACTGATGGCTGGAAACTGGAGGCTATTAGAAATTTTTGTCTTTTCAGAAGGAACACAGATAAATATTACAGAAAGAAAAAAAGAAAATATAGAACTCCCGCCATGGAGGAAAACAACATGAGCGAATCAAGACGCATCTTTGCAGATATCCTATATGAAGGAAAAAACATATCCAGCCAAATAAGAGAATATGTCAAAGGAATGACATATATGGATGTTGCCAGCGGGGAAAGTGATTCTTTGACTTTAGATATTGTGGATAGAGAGGGCATCTGGATTGGAGACTGGATGCCCCAAAAATCAGATCATATGAAAGTAAATATTAAAATGTTAAACTGGTGCCTACCTGATACAGTGGAGATTTTTCCATGCGGAAGTTTTGTATTGGATGATTTGTCCTATTCTGGGAGTCCTACAACGTGCAATATTGGAGCAGTTTCTATCCCGCAAGATGAAGCATTTAATAATCAAAAGCGCACAAAAACTTGGGAAAAAATAAATGTATATGAAATGGCAAAAGAGATAGCATCAAGGGCAGGAATTTTATTATTTTATGAAGCGGACACAATACCTATTACTCTGATAGAGCAGAACGATCAAACCGATTGTTCTTTTCTTTATGAAATTTGTCAGTCATATGGATTAGCTATGAAAGTCTACGAAAATAAAATATGCATTTTTAGCGAAGAAATCTATGAACAAAAACATCCGGTTACAACGATTGATTTATCTGAGATGAAATCATGGTCTTATAATACGACAATAAAAGGCACCTATACAGGAGCTACAATTAGTTATACAGATCCTATAAATGAAAAAGAATATACAATTGATATAGGAGGAGGAGAACGCATTTTAGAGATCAATGTAAATGCAGATAATTTACAGGATGCAGAAAGAAAAGGCATTGCAAAATTAAATGGAGAAAACAAAAAAGACACGACAATGTCAATAAGCATATTCAGGAAACAGGATTTAGCAGCTTCACAAACAATAGAAATTACGGGCTTAAAAAATCTGAATGGAAAATATTACATAGAGAAAGTAAAACACAAAATATCAGGTGGAAATGCTTATGATTTATCCTTAGAGCTAAGAAAAGTACAACCTTGGATAAAGAGCGCATCTATTCGTGCGATCGAGGAGACAAAAAAAGAAAAGATACAGCAGGAAGGAACAAAGTATACTGTAAAAAAAGGGGATACCTTATGGGAAATTGCGAAAACATACCTTGGAAAAGGCATGGAGTATACGGTTATTTACAATGCCAACAAAGAGGTGATTGAAAGTACAGCAAAACAAAGAGGAAAACAAAACAGTAGCAACGGACACTGGATTTTTCCGGGAACAGAGCTGATTATCCCAGCAAAGGGGGAAGAATAATCGTTGAAAGGAACAGATATAAGGGTTGGCAAAGTATCAAGCGTTGATTATAAAACAGGAATGATAAGAGTAGTTTACAATGACAAAGGAAAGACAGTTACCGCAAATTTACCCTATTTAAACACCAATGATGAATACAGAATGCCGAAAATTAATGAAATGGTATTAGTGAATCATCTTTCAAACGGCACTAGCCGGGGAGTTGTCATAGGGAAAATGTGGAATGAAAAAAATTTGCCTAATGAGTACGGAAAAGATCTTTATCGCAAAGATTTATCAACCATACCAGGGACAGCCTTATATCGTTATGATGATGGCGCAGGAGAGTACCTACTAAAAGCTCCCATTGTGGAAGTGAATGCAATTGATGAATTGCTTTTGGATGGGCCAAAAACAAGAATAGAAGCAAATATTAGTATTGTAATAGAGACGGAAGAGGAAACAATCAAAATACCAGTTATTCATAATCTTGGAGGAGAAAATGGAAAAACCAAAATAGACAACAAAGCAGATATAGAGATTCAATCTGAAAAAAATCAAATCAAGGGAACCATGAAAAAACTAATATTACAAACAAAAAACGAGATAGCATTTAACGCAGGAACAGAAATCCAAATAGAAGATGCAGACTTTAGGACAACGATAGGGGATATGTTACAACGGCTTGAACGATTAGATCAAGACACATCAGCAAGAAAGTAGGAGAAAAGACGTGGCACAAATAGGATGCTTGGGAGAACAGATTGTTTTTAGTACAAGCGATCAAAGGATACTTGCCTTTCAAGGATTCACTCAAAAAATATCTGGGAGATGGAGTAAACACGCCATTATAGGATGTCGCCCTTTATCAGAATTTAATGGCCCAGAGCTACGAAGAGTAACATTTAAAATAATGCTGGATGCAAAATATGGAGTGCGTCCAAGAAGAATGATGGAAACCATGGAAGAAATGGTGGAAAAAGGATTGGTTGAATCCTTGGTGATAGGAAATAAAAAGGTAGGGGTGAATCGTTGGAAAATGACAGAAATCAGCGAAGCATGGGACATTGTTTATTCAGGAGGAGAGTTAGCAAAGGCAACAGTTAGCATTACATTGGAAGAATATTTATAGGAGAGAAACATGGAAATAGGGAATATACGATTAAACTTTACGTATACAGATCCGCAAATAGCAGATATAAAACGTTGTTTATCCACGCTGTATTCAACAAGAGCAGGTAGTCAGCCATTAGACAGGAATTTTGGCATAGACTATTCCTGCTTAGACAAGCCCCTTCCTGTTGCTCAAAACCTATTTACATTAGAAGTGGTTGATAAAACAAGAGAGTATGAGACAAGGGCAAAAGTAGACAATGTTACCTTTGATTTTGGGGAGGCAGATGGGAAAATGTATCCTACGATTTATTTAACAAGGGGTGAAGAGGAATGATAGACAATATAGGCGGAATCAGGGAGTATCCAGAAATTAGCTTTATTGATGATATGACCATGGAACAACTAAAAAATGGAATGATAAAAGATTTCCAAGAAAAATATGAGGAAGTGACAGGAAAGCCTTTAAAATTAGGAAAGGCTGATCCGTGCAGACTCATTTTATATGCCTGCACCCTAACAATATACCAAGCACTACAACACATAGATCGTTCAGGAAAACAAAGCTTTTTAAAATATGCATATGGAGACTTCTTAGAAAATTTAGGAGCACTTAAAAATGTTAGGCGTAATCAAGGCACATCTGCAAAGGCAACGGTAAAGTTTACCTTATCCCAAAAACAAAGGCAAACCATTACGATACCAGAAGGAACGAGAATAACAGCGGGAGATCAAATATATTTCTATATTGATGAAAATGTAGAAATAAAAGCCGGGGAAACGGAGGTTAGAACGATAGCAACATGCACGGAAATTGGAGAAGTAGGGAATGGGTATGAGGCGGCGTCCTTAAATATATTGGTAGATCCTATTCCATATGTTGCAGCAGTGGAAAATGTAAATACATCAAGCGGTGGAAGCGATCTAGAAGATGATGAAAGCCTTATGGAGAGAATTTATTTGGCCCCATCAAAATACAGCGTGGCTGGGCCAAGGGACGCTTATGTTTACTGGACTAAAACCTTTAATCCAGGAATAAAAGATGTAAAAGTAGAATCACCTTACCCCACAGCCGTAGATATCCGATTTATATTAGAAAATGGGGAATTACCAACGGAAACACTAACAGAAGAGTTAAAAACATTTTTATCTGGTGATGAAATCAGACCTATGACCGATCTTGTTTTTGTAGCTCCACCGGATATTGAAGAATATGATATTAACTTAGATTATTGGGTAAACGAAAGCGACAGAAACATAGCAATAGCAATTCAAGAAAAGGTAAACATAGCAATTCAAAACTATATTGATTGGCAAGAAAGTAAGATAGGAAGAGACATCAACCCTTCTATGCTAAACAAAATGATTATAGAAGCTGGGGCAAAAAGAACAGAAATAATTACCCCTGTTTTTAAAAAAATCCCATCCATGAGTCTTGGAAAACTAAAAACCATGGAAGTAAGGTATGGGGGGACGGAAGATGATTAGGTTTTATGACGGGGAACTAATAAATATCTTGCCGGATAGTTTAAAATTTAGCCCAGAAGCAGTTGCGGTGAGCTATGCCTTAAAAAAAGCCATACAAAAATTATGGGATTATGCCGAAAATACCAGTGTTTATTCCATAATGGATATTCTTCCAGAATATATTATTGATTTATTAGCCCTTGAATTAAGAACGCAGTATTATAAGCAAGATTTAGAGTTGTCTATGAAGAGGGAGTTAGTGAAAAATACACTGCCATGGTATATTAAGGCAGGAACACCGTCAGCAGTACAAGAATTGATTGCTGTAGTTTTCGGTAACGGAAAAGAGATAGATTGGTTTGAATACAATGGAAGGCCTGGATGCTTTCGAATTCAGACAACAACACCGATATGGGGAGAAAAAGAAGAAGAGTTTTTCAAACTCTTATGGAGCATAAAAAGAGAAAGTGCTTGGCTTGATGCATTACAAATTGTTTTGGATGGTGAACTATCACTATCTTTTTTTTGTGGAAAGATAGAGACAAGCTTTGAGACATCTATCATAGACTTAAGGAGATAAAAATGGCAATATTTGAAGATCGTTTAACATCCGAAGGAAGAAAAGCACTTGCTAGGATGCTGGCGGGAGAAATTAAAATAAAATTTACAAGGATGGCGGTTGGAGATGGAGAACTAGAGGAAGGTACGGAAATTAATGGATTAGCTGGTCTAATACATACAAAAGCAAGCAAACAAATTGAATATGTAACCATATCTAAAGAAAATATTGTTACCATAGCTGCTATATTTCGAAATATAGATATAACAGATGCATTTTTCTATCGTGAAAAAGGAATTTTTGCAGAAGTAGATGATAGAGAAATATTGTTTCTCTACGCAAATAACGGAGAAAAAGCAGAATGGATTGAACCTTCAAGATCTGTTTTAATTGAAAAACTTATTCGAAGTATCCTTATTTTTGCAGAAAATGATAATTTAAATATTGAAATAACAAGTGGAATCTATTTAACAGTAGACAGTATTCAAGAATCAGAGATAAATGGAAACTTTAAGGTAAACGAACGAGAAATTAAAGTATATCGACTAGAAGAGGAAGGACCGGAATTTACAGAGGCAGAAAGCTTAGAAAATATTGAGAGTGGAGAAAAAATTTCATCTGTATTAGGGAAAATCAAGAAAGCAATTTATGAATTAATCAATCACATAAGAAATTACAACAATCCACATAAAGTATCGTTTGAAAACATTAGTGGGGCTTTACCGATAAACAAAGGGGGAACAGGGGGAACAACAGTAGCTGAAGCACAGGCAAATTTAGGGCTTAGGGTGGCCAACAATGACCAAACGACGGCAGAAGGATATGTAGCCGATGCAAGAATAGTAAAAATCCACGGAGATGAAATAGACGACATCAACCGGCGACTAAATACGAACGGAGGTTTTTCAGTTCTTCCGTTGGATAAAAACCAAATGACGGGAAGTAGCCGATGCATTTATAGTGTAAAAAATAAGCATGTATCCTTCAAGCTATTTGTAGCAGGAGGATTAAGCATAACAAATGAGTACTATAATAATATTTTTCCTTGGCCGTCAGAAATAACGCCAGCAGATAGCTATTACACAAATGCCATGGACTTAGAATTTAATCCCATACTTGCATATGTTTGTCCAGAAGGTATCCTATTAAAATCGAACACAAGTAATCGTTTAACATCTTTAATTTTAGATACTGAATTTGATATTAGATAATAAAAAAAGAAAGGAAAAAGTATGGAAAAAATTAAATTAAAAAATGGGGTAAATTTAGAAATACATCGTATTACAAATATACTAAACACCCTTGAACTTGTATTTTTAAAAAAAGATATAGATATAGAAGAAATGGAAAGAATTTTTATGGAGCCATCTGCTTTAGAAACGATCTCTTTGACAGCAGAAGATGAAAGCATCATGAATATCTATAAAAATTATGGGATTTTACGAAGAATTACAAAAGAAAAAGAAGCAATAGAAGACAAACAAAGAGGGGGGAAGCTGGATACTATTACCGTTTATCTGGAGCAGCTCCCCGCTGTGATGGATGAGATAAAAAAAATAAAAGAACAAATGAATCTACATAATAAAGGAATGGAAGAACTTGGAGAAGCAGTGAGCTTACATGACGGAGCAATTATGGAATTAGGAAATTTAGTAAGTGAATTAGAAGGAGGAGAAGGGAATTGACAGAATTTTATCAAAAAAAGGTAGAAATGGGAGATATAAGATTAGAGGATGTACCCATATTATGGAAGACAAAAGTAAAAAATGCAATAAAAAGAAAAAATACTTTGAATAAAGACGTGAAATGAGGATTAAGAAAGGAATAAATTAGAATGACGGGAAGAGAAGTAGCGAAAACATTAACCTCACATGATCATGAAATACGTTCTTTAAAACATCGAACGGAAGATTTAGAAGAGCAAAACAAAACCATCCAAGACCTTGTTTTAACGGTGAGAGAATTAGCTTTAAATATGAAAAGCATGATTGAAGAGCAGAAAGCTCAAGGAAAACGAATGGATAAATTGGAGGGAAGATCGGGCGAAGACTTAGAAGAACAAAATAGAAGCATACAAAACCTAACATTATCTATAAAAGAATCCGAATTAAGCATAAAAAATATGCTTGAAGAACAAAAAGAGCAGGAAAAGCGTTTAGATAAGCTGGAAAAAAGGTCAGGGGAAGAGTGGGAGGCCATGAAAAAACATCTCATCCATACGATGTCAGGGGTTTTAGCGGCTGCCTTTGCCAGTGGAACGATTTATCTCATAGCACAAAATTTATAAAGGAGAGGACAATGTATAAAATTAATTGGAAAGTACGGGCAAAAAGCCCTCAATTTTGGTTAGGCCTATCCGGTGTAATAGCAGCCCCTATTCTGTCTTATTTTGGAGCAAGGCCTGAGGATGTAACAACTTGGACAATGGCCTGGCAAATAGTCAAAGATACAGCAGGTAACCCTTATTTGATATGTTCTGTTGCTTTTGCAGCCCTGGGATTTTTAGGGGTGTTAACGGATCCGACGACAAAGGGGATTACAGATAGTAACCAGGCATTAACCTATCAATCCCCAAAAGATAAGGAGGAGGGATAAAACATGAAGATATTTATCAGCGTAGGACACTCTAAGCTAAAAAGTGGCGGCAGAACATCCGCAGATGGAACAAAATTTGGAGGCATCAATGAATATGAATACAATAAAAAGCTTCTTGTTCCGTTAGTCAATCATCTGTTAAATGCAGGACATCAAGTGGATGCCGTGGTATGCCCGGAGGGAGTATTTAATGGAGCAAATGAGGAGAGAGGCTATAAGCTCCCACTGGCCAATGCAAAAGCTTATGACTTAATCATGGAACTGCATTTAAATGCGTCAGAAAGTCCTAATGCACGTGGCTTTGAAGTCTTATATAAAACAGAGAAAGGCAAAGCTTATGCTAGGCCCATTGCGGATTGTTTAGCCGCTCTCTTTACACCTAGAGGAGACAAGGGCCTGGTAAAAAGGGATAATCTCTATATGTTAAATGCTACAAAGGCTCCGGCTATTATGTTGGAGACCTTTTTTTGTACCAACATCCAGGATTGTGCTATTGGTGCACAAATAGATACAGTAGCAGCCCATATTGCGGCAGGGGTTAATGCCTCCCAAGCAGTCGTATCTGTCCCTCCTAGCAATGTCAGTATGTCAAGAGGAGAGTTTATTGAGTATGTAGGGGCTATAGCGGCCAAAGACTGGCAAAACAGGCGCATATGCCTTCCATCCGTTGTTGTAGCCCAAGCGATTAAAGAATCAGGCGCAGGAACGTCAGAATTGGCCCGAAATGCCAACGCTTTATTTGGCATTAAACAAAATGGATGGACAGGAAAAACCTATTTAAAACAAGCTACAGAGCAGTGTCCAGACGGCTCCTATTATCAGGTGGATAATACGGTATGGAGGGCCTATGATAATTGGGAGCAATCCATCTTGGATCACAATGATTACATAGCAACCAGGACACTTGACGGACAAAATCTTATTTATCAAAAAGTCATTGGCGAGATGGACTATAAGAAAGCTTGTCACGCATTACAGGAGGCGGGCTATGCCACGTCTCTTACTTACGCAGAGTCTCTCATAAAGGATTACATTGAAAAGGATAATTTATCCCGTTTTGATGAGACAGTAAAAGAGTCTCAATATATGGTACAAATCGGGCCGTTTATTAATAGAGAGGATGCTGCCTCTTTTGCCTCTTATTTTACTAATGCGGGGGTGGTGTCATGTTAGGGTGTATCCTAGGTATATGTATTTTTTTAGGCCTGGTTATGGCAGGTATCTATGCCTCGCACAGCACGGCCGTATATACAAAAGATAGTCATTACTATGGAGAGAGATAGGGGGCAAAAGCCCCCTTCTTTTTTAATAAGAAAAACCGTCCTCAAAATCTGTCTTCATTTTATGTAGTTCTCCCTCCATTTGCTTTCGCATATCCCAAATCTCTTGAATCTTTTTTGCTCTATTTTCAGAAAAATCTTTCATCTTTTGGGTTATTTCTAATTTTTCTGTTGAGTACATTCGACAGCCATAGTGATCGTCATTGTAAGAATCTAAGCTAATGATTTTTCCTATTTCATTAAAACCTAGGTGAGTGTTGATATCATAAGGCCCAACTTTAAAAGCGTAACAATCCTTATTTTTTCTACATCCAACAGATTCCCTTTCTACTGTGCCGTCTGGTCTAAAATAATAGCAATATAATGTCACCTTAAAATCCTCCTTTTTTAAGATTATGAATTTTTATCCAATAAGAGCAACAGAGTTTGTTCCATCATTATAATAAGTATAGCAATAAAATCCATCGGCATGATTTACCAGTTTCTTATCTACGATAACTTTTTCTTCTATTTTTTCTTCGTCAATAATGTAAATACTATAATAACAAGGGCATGTATTCAATTCTTTGTTAAATTTTTCAACATCCACGGTCCATGTTTTTGTTTTTCCATCATATGTCCCATCAAAATTTTTCTTTATAAATTCTCTGCTATGGTATGTTTTACCAGCAACTTCGCCCGTTATAGCATTTACAGTAAAAATGCTATTAACTTTCATTTTTACAGATGTACGAGTTGTTTTAGCAGCTTTCCAGGCTTTTTTCAATCCTTCAGAGATAGAGACTTTTAAAAATTTTACATAGTTCCAAGCCGCTTTCATGATTTGGGATAAGTTATATTTTTTCATTGTTATTCCTCCTGATTTGTTTTTGTGGTTTGCTATGTCTATAATATACACGATTGTGTATATATTTGCAATACATAAAATACACAAAGATATACAATATACTTTGGCAAAAATACACAAAGATGTACAACACAAAGTAGGTTGACAAAAAATACATAAAAATGTATGATTGTATCATAACAAATATAAAATAAAGAAAAGGAATAATAAAATGGGAGATAAAAGAAAAAATGTATATAGTGGCTCCATATCATATAGTAGATTATGGGAAACTATGCAAAGGAGAGGGGTAACAAAGCAAGACTTAAAAAATGAAAATTTTAATTTATCCCCCACCTTGGTTAACCGTCTTGTAAAAAATGAAAATGTAGCGGTAGATACGATTATGTATTTATGTGATAAACTAAATTGTCAACCATGCGACATTTTGGAATATAAAAAATAAATACACAACCATGCATTTCAAGTGTTGACAAATAATACATAAAGATGTATAATTTAATTAGTCCAAAGGATAAAGGGCTAATGACCCAAAAGGGAGAAAATATGGAAATGACAGACAAAGAAATAAAGATAGTTGAGAAAGCTACAATCTACGATTTGAGAAGAATTTTTACAAGTGGAGAAAAAAAGGAATACACAACGGACGAAATTGTAGAACTACTTGACAAAATAGCAGAAGTGAAAGGGCAAGAATAAGTATTCACAGAAAAAGGGCGGCAACCCAAAGCCGCCCAAACAAGAAAAGGAGAAAAACGATTATGCGAATAATTGATGCAGATTTATTGATTGAAGAGGTAATGGATTTTACCACACGAATAACTGGCACCCAAAGCCAGAGACGGTTGTAAAAGCATGTAAAGAATCTTTTCAAAGAATGATTGAGGAACAACCTACGATTCATGATCAGTCTACAACCAAATAGATAAAAATACCATGAATCAACGAAAGGGAGACCTAAATGAAATATGACATCACCTATCTTTGTGGGCACAAAGGGACGATAGACCTTATAGGGCCTGAAAAAATGCGCACATGGAAATTAGAACGAGAAGCAAAAAACCATTGCCCTTCGTGTTGGAAACAAATAGAAAAGGATAAAAGAGAGGAAGAAAATCAAAGAGCAGCACAAAAGGGAAAGGAAATGGAGCTGCCAGAGCTAGAAGGAACAAAGAAACAGGTTGCTTGGGCAAATACAATTAGAATCTATTTTTTAGAGGAAGCAGAAAAGAGATTAGAAGGAATACAAGGAAACTTGTATTTATACCCAAAGGAGGAAGAAAAGAATTTTTATGAACTCCAAGAATCCATCTATGATTTATTAAAGGGAAAAACAGAGTCTTCTTTTTGGATAGAAGAGAGAAAGAATCTATTTAAAAAGGTCATGGAAAACATAGAGGAAAAGAAAGAAAAACAGAGGGAGGAAGAAAAAGAAGAGAGAAGAGAATATATGGTGAAACCAGAAAAGGTTATGCATCCTGGAGTGGTCTATATAGCGGGACATGCCGAAAGAATAACTGTACAATATGAAAAAAATGAGACCTTTATAAATATCGTAAAAAGCCATGGTCTAAAATGGGATGGCGCACTCTGGGAAAGGGCATTAAATGAAAGGACAGGAAGCTGGTTTGACCGTGCAACAGAGTTAGGGAATCTATTGTTACAGAATGGATTTACTATCCACATACCAGATAAAAAAGCAATATCGAAAGCAATAACCGCCAATTACAGCCCAGAATGCAAACGCTGGATTATAAAAAGAGGGAAAAAGCTAGGAATTTTATGGGATAAAAAAGAGGGCAATTTTTACGAAAAAGCAAGAAGGATAAAAACAGCAAAATGGAAAGAAGGAGCTATGGAGGTAGAGGTACAACATTATCCAGAATTAGAAGATTTTGCAGAGATATTAGGGTTCCGATTTACGTTAGCCGCCAAAACAATGATAGAAGAATATAAACAGGATATGGAGAAAATAAGACAAGTCATCCCTTCCTCCTTTAAAGAAGATAAGGAAAAGGATCGATTAAAAGAGATGATGCAGCAAAACCATACCATTATAGAGGATTTGTTAGATGATTGAATATGCTTTAAAAAATCCGTTATTAGACTACCAGAATGATGGATTTAAAAAAATGAAAAGGCTAAAAGTAGGAGCTTTGTTTATGGAGCAGGGAACAGGCAAAACCATTGTAGCATGTGCCATTTTTTTAGATAAATTAAATCGTGGGAAGGTGGATCATGCCATCATCTTATGCCCATGCTCGGTAAAAGAAAATGAAAAGGAAGAGTTAAAAAAACAGCTCCCGAATGAAGTACTGTGTAAGATTACCATATGTGGCATTGAGACATTATCATCCAGTATAAGGACTCTTGCCTACCTACTAAACTTAGCCGAACAAAAAAGATGTTATTTAATTGTGGATGAAAGTCTATTGATTAAAAACTTTTTTGCCAAACGGACCCAAAATATCCAAAAGATAGCAGATAAGTGTTCTTACCGACTCATTTTAAACGGCACCCCATTATCTAAAAATGAAGCTGATTTGTTTTCACAATTTTATTTGCTGGACTGGAGGATTTTAGGGTACAAAAGCTATTGGAGTTTTGCTCAAAACCATATTGTATATGATGAGGATACACCAGATAAAATTGATAAATGTGTAAATATAGACTATATCACTGACCGAATAACACCCTATACCTTTCAAAAAAAGAAGTCAGAATGCCTTTCATTACCTGCCAAAAGGTACAACAGTCATTATTTTTGTATGACCCATGAACAAACAAAACATTATGAAGAAATAGGGCAAAAATTGGTAGAAGAATTAGATGAGCAAAAACCGGAAACGATATACCGTTTGTTTACCGCCATGCAGGATATTACCAGTGGCAAGCGAGTATCCGAACAAAAAGGAGAAAATGGAAAATATCATCTAGTTACCGAACCATTTTTTAAAAATCGAAAAAACAATCCCCGCCTAAAAGCACTCATGGACATTATCACAAAGGAAAAAACCATTATTTTCTGTCGTTTTAAAGAGGAAGTTACAGATCTTTGTGAAGTACTCAAAGAACACTATGGAGAAGGGGCCGCTGTCCCTTTTGATGGCAGCATACCAATGAAAAAAAGAGTGGAACATATCAAACAGTTTAAAAAAGAAGCAACTTATCTAGTAGCCAATAAGGGATGCGCTTCTTTTGGGCTAAACCTGCAGTTTTGCAATCGCATTATCCATTATAGCAATGGCTGGGATCTGGCGGTAAGGTTACAGTCCGAAGACCGTATCCACCGCATTGGGCAGGATAGAGAGGCTTACATTACAGATGTAATGGCAAAGCATTCTATCGATATGCGAATGGAGCAATGTATAAAAAGAAAAGAAACAATGCTCCATGCCATTAAACAGGGCATAGGAAGCCAGGAAAAGAAAGGCTGGTTAAAGAATTGGATAGGAATAGGACAGCAGGAAGAAATAGATGATTGTGAGAGGATGTAATAAAAAATGAAGAAATATCAGGATACAAATGTATATGAGGAAGCAATGAAGAGATATGATGTGATTTTTAAACAATTTGATCATTGCTATGTATCTGTATCAGGAGGAAAAGATAGCTCCGTTATGCTGCAATTGGCAGCGAAAAAGGCCAGGGAACACCATAAAAAAATATCTGTCCTTTATATTGATTTAGAAGCGCAATACAAAGCAACCATAAGCCATATAGAGGATCTTATTACAGAGGTTTTGGACGTTTTAGAAACCTGGTATTGGATAGCCCTGCCTTTATCCCTTAGAAATGCCGTATCTGTTTTACAGCCAAAATGGATATGTTGGGATAAAGCTGCAAAAGAGATATGGGCAAGGCCCATGCCAAACAATCCCTATGTTATCCATGAGGACAATATAGAGGAGGGATGGAGATGGTATCAAAAAGGGATGGAATTTGAGGATTTTGTATTACGCTTTGCTAAGTGGTATCAAAAGGAACATGGAGGGAGAGTAGCGGTGTGCATTGGCATACGAAGCGATGAGAGCATCAACCGATTTAGAACGATTGTATCCCGCAAAAAGCAGCGTTTTAAACATTATGGATGGACTACGCAAGTAAAGATAAAAGGGGAGTACACACCGATTTATTACGCCTATCCTCTTTATGATTGGAGAGTGGAGGATATATGGATTGCCGTGGCAAAGTATCATTTAAAATACAATGACATTTATGAGCTGATGTATAAAGAGGGTATCCCTATTTATGATCAACGCCTTTGTCAGCCATATGGAGATGATCAAAGAAAAGGATTAAATCAATTTCGATCCCTAGAGCCAGAAACATGGGAAAAGGTATTACAGCGAGTAAATGGGGTTAATTTTGGTAATATCTACTGTAAAACAGCATTAACAGGCAATGGAGAGACGGCAAAGCCGGACACGCTTACCTGGGAACAATATGCTGTTTTTTTATTAGAATCATTAGGGGAATACGCTCCTGAATTGCAAAAGCATTATGTAGCAAAAGTACGCTCTTATTTAGAAAAGCTAAAGGGAGATAACGTAGAACAGAGCAATCCTATTGTCTGGAAAAAAATTGCAAAGGCAATAGAAAAAAATGATCTATCCATGAGAGGATTAACAAAGATAGAAACAGAAAAAGAAAGCCAAAAGCAGCAAAACAAAAAGAAAAAATATACCGCCCTTATTCATGGAAAAAGTTTTTGATAAATTTTACAAAAACTATTGACAACAGACCTAATAGGTACTATAATAAAAACATAGAAAACAGAAAAGAAAAAAATAAGAAACAAGGATGAACGTTTTATTCTTGGCTTAGGGGGTGACTATGAAGCAATTAAAAGAAAAAATAAAGGAATTGATAGAAGTAATCAAAGAAATGGATGAGGAAGAAAAAATAGAAGCAATCAATCTTGTAAAAGAAAATCTTCATCAAATGAGTCCTATGAAAAAACATCCAGTCGATTGTGTAATATGGGTGAAAGCCGAAAGAGTGCAGGCAAACCAATACAATCCAAACAGGGTAGCTTCTCCTGAATTAAAGCTTTTACACACCTCTATCAAGATGGATGGATATACGCAGCCCATTGTTACCTATGTGCTAGCAAACAATCAAAGAGAGGTTGTAGACGGATACCATCGAAGTTTGGTTGAAAAGAAATACCCAGATATTCATAAACAAGTAAAAGGATACCTGCCTGTGACAACCATAAACAAACCTATAGAAGAGCGTATGGGATCCACAATACGGCATAACAGAGCCAGAGGGACACACCAAATAAAAGGGATGTCTCATATCGTATTAGAATTAGCAAGCAGCGGTTGGAGTGATTGGGATATTTGCAAAAAATTAGGAATGGATTTGGATGAGGTGATTCGTCTAAAACAAATCACAGGCCTAAAAGAAGCCTTTCAAAATATGGAATTTTCGAATTCTTGGGAAGAGTTTGAAAAAAACAATAAAAAGTAGAAAGCAGACAAAAGGAGGAAAAGAAGATGGCAGTAAAAACATTTCATCATTATGGTATAGAGGTAACAAAGCAAGTCATTGATACAAAATTTACAGAGCAACTACAAGAAAATAAAATATCCTACCAAGAATTACCACTGATAAATCATCAAGTAGTTGTATATAAAAAAGAAGAGGTAACAAGGTATGCCTTAGTCACTCCGCTCTTTAGGTTGAACGATTATGCAGAGGCAATTTATATTACAAACAATCCACCAGTTGACGGAGATTGGGATGAGCTGAAATTTGACATCGATGGCCAGGAATTGGGAGAAGAACCAAAGAAAATGAAAAGCCGCCTGAATGTATTAATCACAAAAGCCTTAAAAGAGTTTGGAGAAACAAAAGAGCAGGAAAATGTATTTGCAAACGCTACTCCTAGGATAACAGGGGAATCAAAGGAAGAAATGGAATATATAAAGATGTATTTAATCAAAAAAGGATATGATATAGAAACCATCCCTCATATAAATATCCTGGATGTAGATCCAGAATATATAAAAAGGATTGTGGAGGCATGACATTTAAAGAGGCACGGAAAAGGGCAAAGCTAACAAGGCAGCAGGTATATGAAATAATGGGTATCCCGATAAGTACCCAAAAAAAATGGGAATTAGGGATTAGTGAGGCCCCAGGATGGGCAGAAGACCTAGTTGTGGAAAAGCTTATGAGAATAAAAGAAGAATTAGAAAAACAAAGAGAGCAATAAAAATGAGAAATCTCTTCCCTTCTATTGTACATACTAAGAACCCTTTGTAATTGGGATTATAAAATTAATGAGGTTTTAATTAGTAATGAATATTCTTGTTTTAAAGCATTAGTATAAAAGGTAAGTAAAAAGGGCAGAAAACTAATAAAAGTGATATTATGGTAATGTCAAAAGGGCGAGTCTTGACAGGGGAAAGGAGAATAGAAGCATGACGGAGGCAACAGAAACTATGGGAATGACGGATTTACAATTTAAAAGTTGGCTCAAGCAAATCATTAGAGGACTTGAGGGAGCAAAGAAGGAAGTCACCAAAGAGGACACAGACAAAAAAATTGAGGAACTGCTTAAAGACTTAAAAGACGATTTGCAGGGATGACAAAAAGGGTAGCAAGCCAAAGCTGCCCAAACAATAAATAAGAAAATCAATCTTATTTTATAATAAAAAGGCTAATAAAAAAATGTATTGATTTACTGATGGGACATAAGTCCAAAGATGTAGGTAATAGAGTGTATAATCATAAAACCCTAGAGCAACTCAGAGATACTATTAATCCTTTAAAATAAAAAAAGAGATAAACAAATGGAACAAAAATTAAGATGCGATTGTAATATGGGTGAAAACCTCAAAAAATTACGTAAAAAAATCAATTATCGCAAGAAAAACTATGTGCTAAGTTACAATTAAACTCCTGCGATATTAGTAGATCCACCTATCAAAAATACGAATCGGGTATATTAAATATCCCTATTCGGGTACTGATACAACTTAAAAAAATCTATAAGTGTACTTATGATGATTTTTTTTGCTAATCTAGATCCTAATGAAAACACCTCATAGTAAATAAATGTATCAAACATTATTTGACCACTAGACTATAAATTAAAGTCGTCCAAATCAAAAGAAAGAGAGGGAAAAACCCTCTCTTTTTTATTATGCGCCTTGAAGGACGCAAGATAAAAAAGAGAGGATTAAAGCTTAACAAAAAGCTCCTTTCCATCCCAGACACATTCTGCCACAATATCTTTGACAATGGCGTTCCGCTCTGTGGCATTGAAGGATTCTAAATTTTGTATAAACTGAACAATCTCCTGTGCTTTTTCTTCCGTTGATTTAATGCGAAAGGAACGCCGCTGGGATTCGGCGGAGGCTAAATGGTGCTCCCTTTTTAAGGCTTGCAGCTCTAAATCCATACGCTCAATTTCGGCTATGATATATTTTGAGGCGGTTGAGCCATCGGCAGCGGCAAGAGAGGCAGTAAGGCGTTGTATTTTACCCTCACATATAGAAATTTTAGAGGAAATCTGTTTTATGTCGGGAAGTTCCGCCTCTTCTTCATTACTCTCTACAAATTGACAAATCATAGAGGGATCGTGTTCTATGGCTTTAAAGATGGATAATATCTCATTATCTAGATAATCTATTTTAGTCTGTATACTATTACAAACTGCAACACCTTGCCTAGAACGTTTGGTACAATAATACCAAGAGGATACACTACCATCCACTTTTTTCTTCCTGGATACACTCATAAGAGTGCCACAGGAGCAGCGCAAAACACCTTTCAAAAGCGGTACATCATACTTCATGGTTTTATCAAATTTGTTATTAGCAAAACGCTTTTGTACAGCAAGCCATTTTTCGGCGGGGATAAAGGGTTGATGAAGACCAAGGCAGACAAGCCATTTTTCGGGAGGGTTTAGTTGATGCTTTTTACCAGCCTCCGTAGTTCTACCATAGACCATAACCCCCTTTGTCCCATTCCATTGACTACGGGGAGATTCGGGGGACATCTGACATCCCTTTGCCTTAAAAAAGTCATAAACATCCTGTGTAGCCTCAACGCAATAGGGCATCGTTAAAATCTTATGCAACTGAGTGGTGGAAAAGAAAGCTCCTGTGCGTGTGCGAATACCCGCCTTTTTAAAGGAGGTTTCCATGCTCTGTAAAGAGTGTGCACTATTCAAAAAAGTATCAAAAATCCATGTATTATACTTAACGCCTTCAGGATCGGGAACAATGGTTACATGCTTTTTTCCATCTACAACAATAGACTGGCGTACATATCCATAAGGGGGATTACCCCCTGTCCAAAACCCTTTCTTGGCCAGACCGATCATATTATCAGAGATGCGGGCGGTTATGGTTTCCCGTTCCATTTGTGCAAATACAACAGATACGTACATCATAGCTTTACCGATGGGGGTAGTCGTATCGATGTTTTCTTTAACAGACACAAATTGTACATGGTACTCTTCTAAAAAAGCATAGATATTTGAAAAGTCTCGTACATCACGAGAAAGCCGATCCAACTGATACACTACTAATACATGTATCATACCGGATTTTATATCATTCATAAGTCGGCGTAGATCAGGGCGGTTGGCATTAGCCCCCGTCATCCCTTCATCTTCATAAAACAAAATCGATTCAACTTTTTGGCCAAAATGAAAATGTATATAGTCTTCATTCATACGATGCTGATTTTTTAGACTATCGCTTTTATCAGAAAAAACGGACTTTCTTCCGTAGCTTGCAAAAATCATACAATACTCCTTTAAAAAAATAGGATCAATATTTTAAAGCGGCTCTTACAAAACATCCATTTAAATTTAATCGGTGAAATGGGAGCGAAGGTGAAAAACATAAGGGGATAGTTGTAAGGGTACTGTAAGCTTTTCGATTTCTTGTATGATTTGAGGATGAGAAGAAATAATCTCTTCTATAATTTCTTCCTTTCTAGCATTTTTCCTTAAAGAACAATCTGCTGGCAACAAAGCGAATAACTCATCTCTTCGATAGCTTTTGAGAATAGAATGCTTATCAGAAGATATAACAACCAAATCATGAGATAGCAAAGATGCGGCATCCATACGATTTGAAACAACAATATATTGATATTTTAAATCAAGAAGTATGGAACGAGCAGTAGCTGACAAAGACTGATAGATGCGCTTAAATTGACTATAAAACAAAAGTTTTTGAGGTTCAGGCACATAATGTACATCGTTAAGTATAAAGATATCAAATTCATGCGCAAGGCGGTACATGTGTTTACAGGGCCTAAGACAACGCTGAAAATATTCACAAGTACATTTTTGAAGAGAAGTAGTATATTGACTATCAAGCCCATGAAAGTGAGCAATCCCCGCACTTGGGGAAATATCTAAAGGAGTATATTCGGCACCACAAGCCCGAAGCTGGCACCTTTGTTGAACAGTACTGCTATGATCAATAGAATTCCAGCAAGACTCCCATAAATGCCGACGTGCTTCAAAAGTAGAGGCATCCGCAATGAGATTAATATTAAATAAGGGGGCATGGGAATGAATAAACTGCTTAAGTGTTTCTATTTCCCTATGAAGAGAAGATATTTTTTCGTCCTTATTTCGAATAGTTGTTTGAAGACTAGAGTTTTCGATCATCAAGGCATCAATTTCGGACATATATTGTTTATAGTTTAGCATATCTAATATAAACATAGAAATCCTCCTTTATAGAATTTTAAAATAGTAAACATAGAAAAGGTATATTCATTAATTATTGCATTACATGTATTTATAAAAGAAATATAACATTTATATACAAAACATAACAAAACTATATAAACAATCATATAATATGCCAAAACAATTGTAAAGCAATTTAGTATTTTAATTATAAAAATATAAATCAAAATGTAAGAAAGCTATGAAACACAAATTGGTAATATATACCAGTAGATTATTGTCCATTTTTTGGTAAACTATTGTTATCGGCATAGTAGTACATATTGTAAGAAAATTGTACGAAAAAAAGTAGAACAAAACGGCCTATTTAAAATAAAATAAGAGAGATAACTACAGATATGTATTGATTTAAAGCACGGAGGATAAAGCCATGAATTACAAAGAAATGATTATTGATATGGTACAGAAAATGAATAATGAAAAAGTGCTAGAGTTTTTATACAACTTTATAAAATCTCTCAAAGAAAAATGGGGCGTTTAATGCCCCTCTTTCTCAAACCAGTAATCTATATTATCAAAGATTGTCTGTTGATGTTTTTTGCTGATAACCATTAATTTTTTAATATGTTCAACCAAATCTTCGTTACAAAGAATATCAGTAAGCAAATCAGCATTATCATTCGTTAAATTATCCCCCCACCCCATTAAAAACGATGCTGGAACACAGAGAACTTTGGAAATTTCCTCAATTTTATCGAACGGAATATTGGCTACAATGTTCTTTTCATATTTATACAAAGTCTGTTTTGATATATTAACCTTTTGGGCCAAATCCGTTTGAGAAATTCCTATTTCTTTACGTTTTTTTCTTATTCTATCTCCAACAGTTGACATGACACTTCCTCCTTCTATATTGGCAAATTCATTATAGCACATAAAAGTTACAAGTCAAGAAAAATAACTTGACAAGCTACAAATTGGTGATATAATAATGGTAACTTAAAAAGATACCAATAAAAATAGAGTGCCAGATTATTTTAGGCCATAATCCGACACTTTAAAAGACAAGAAGCAAGACTTTTATTAATAAGTTAAGGCAGCAGGATAGAAGCAGCGTTCTACCTTTTTCATAGTTGTTCCCCTTATTCGAATATACAGGAAGGGGAACAGGACTATTTGAATGTTAGCCTTGTTGCTTTTGTTGGTAAATAGAAGTCAGAGAATCTTGGAGTACCTGAGAAAAGTTAATGTGATTTTTTTCTGCAAAGGTGTTCAACCATGCAGGGATTGTAAGATTTTTTCTCACTGCTTTTTCGCCATACTTTTCGGCATAGGCATCCATATCCAGAACAAGCATACTGACAAATCCACCGGGCTCTGGAATAATGCTTTCAATGGGGCTTGCTTCAGGTACTGCTTTTCCATCCTCCAGCTCATCAAGAACCCAGCCAGAAGCGGCATCTGTCCCCATAAGTATAGCTTCGGCCAGAGTGTTGCCTTCACTAACACAACCAGGAAGATCTGGAACCTCAACGGTAAATCCTCCTTTTTTTTCTTCACAAGGGTAGAAACAAGCGGGAAAAGTTAATTTCATAGTAATCCTCCTTTATGGTATTGCAGTACCGGACTTTATAGTCCGGCCTGCTGTAAAATAGATTTAATTGTACGGGGGTCAAGGTCTCCGGGATGGTTTGGAATGGAAACCTTGCCAGGTTTTGATGGATGAACATAAGAGTAATGAGAGCCTTTTGCCTTCTTGAATTTCCACCCATCCGCTAAGATTATTTTTTCTATTTCCCGGAATCTCATACTGTAACC